TGATGTGCCGCCAACGTTAATATCAACTGTTGGCAAACCAGATGAAGACGCAGTATTTACAGATGCTCTAGGGATTTGCGTAAGAGTTAATGCAAATGGTGCTCGCATTGTAAGTTTGCCTGTGCCAGTTGTGATTGCGGTTGTTTCGTCAGAAAGAGCAATCTGCATTTGTTCTTCTGCAATAAGTTTTGTAGATACAGTTAATGTTCCAATAGTTGAAGTAGTTACTGATTCTGTTGGAATGGTTACCGTACCCGTAAAGGTAGGCCCAGCAAGATTTGCTTTTAATGCAAGATAACCATCAACCTGAGAACTCGTATATGTAGTAGCACTAGCCGATTTTGACGCAAGATAGCCATCAACTTGAGCCTGAGTATAAGTATTAGCGACAGTGAATGACGTGATTGCTTGAGCGATCAAGTAGTCAGATGCGGCGGCTCCCGAAGCCAACACCACAGACGACCCCGAAGTAGCCGTGTAATCATCACCGGGGGCAAGCAGCACACCGTTAAGGAATAATGACAGGGCATTAGAAGTGTATGACAGGCTCGCTGAGTTGAGATCCGCACCCGAAAACGTGGTTTGACCGGCCGAAGCGGAATATTCATACACACTCAGGAAGGCTTGTGCCTGCCCACCTATCGGGTACCAAGTGCTTGCGCTCGCGTCGTAGACATACGCGGGACGCGGTACGGTACTAATCGTTGCCATTATTCCTCCGCCGTGTCTGGGCTAATACTATCGTGCATTAGTTAGTCCTCACTCGCACAATAATGATTCCTGACCCACCGGCAGTACCACGACCGCCACCAGTTCCAGTGTTTGCTGCTCCTGCACCAGCACCACCGTTGTAAGTGACAGCCTTACCGTATTCAGTCGAAGTGTTGTTTATAGAACTTGTAACACCAGATTGCGCTGTTGATCCGTAAATAGTTCCACCTGCACCACTACCATTTGATCCGTAACCAGTCTGTGTATATGTAAGAAAAAAGGCTCCTTGACCAACTCCACCGCCAACACCGGGTCTATCATAAAAAGGATCGCATGTAGCATTAATTTGACTTAATGCTCCACCTCCACCACCGGCTTTAAGTATATTAACAAGATCAGAAGTTCCACCAACGGTAGAAACGCCTCCACCAGCGCCAATAGTTACGGTGTAAGTTCCAGCAGTTACATAAAAAATGTGTTCACGAACACCGCCACCGCCACCAGTAGCACCAGCAGTATTTCCGTCATAATGACCACCGCCGCCACCGCCGACAACAAGCATAGATGCGTAACCAGTAGAGTCAAAAGTGACTGAACTTGTAGAATTATAGGTAACGTATTTATAGTTTACGCCACTTGAAGAATATGTGCCAGTTGCAGTGTTAGTGAAATTAGCGTTAATACCCACGCCAATACTTAATGGCGCTTGAGCAGCACTTCTTGCTTTTCCCCCTGAAGATAATCCACTAGATGCAGCAGCGCCGAGACCCATTAGGAATTCTCCACCCCGAAAGCGCTCAACACGACGGTACTCGCTGAAGTGCTTGCGAGTAGGTAACGATTTGTTGGATCAAGGGACACACCTAGGGTTAGGAATACTGAATCGTTGGCGTTAACAGTGGCGCCATACACGAGGTAACCCGTGGTCTCAAACGATGCTGTAGTAGATACACCTAGACGGTACGTTGCTGAAGTCGACGCTGTGTTACAGATCACAACAGTCGAAAGCACGGACGACGTACCAGCGGCAGAAGCCGCAAGATATAGGGTGCTCGCCGTGGTGATCGTGCCTACCGGTTGAACCGCGCCCACGCGCTTGTAAGTAATTGCCATGTCATGCTCCCATCAGGAAAAACGGTGTGTAGCCTGCCGTTGCCACGAGGGCAGTGACTTCGGCCTGTGAATAGGTTTCAGTTTTAGCGTACGTTAAAGTCTTTGTGTAGTAGTCGTTAGCGTTCACTACATCGGAAGAACCATCCGAGTCGACCCATAGAGTACCTGTCGACAAGTTTACCGTGGGCGCCGAGGTTTGGTAGGCGATAGATCCACCACCAATTGAAGCCCATGCCGCGCCGTTGTAGCCGTAAAACAGGTCCGTGTCTGTTTCGTAAATAATGTCGCCCTCAAGCGGTGAACCCGGACGTGTTGAGGAGGTGCATTGAGTGACAGCACCGTGTCCTTGGAAGCGCCCTGAGGCACCTGAAGCAGTCACTGCGGAGTAGGTGAGGATTGCACCGGCAGCGGTCAACACGAATGGGCTAGTGTCACCGGCCTCGTCGAGGAGTTTAATAACATCGCCGGTACCGAGTTGCGTGATCTGTAAGGCAGGGGACGCCGAAGAGGCCGAGATGGCGATAGGACCGGACCAGTTGTATGGCGTATCGACCGCGTTAATCCACACGGTCCCCGTGTAGACACGCATCACGCTACTAACCGTGTTGAAGTATAAAGCGCCGACCGCTAGGGCGTTGCCGTCGTTGTCTAAAGTGGGATCAGAAGCCTTGGCGCCCAAGTAACGATCATCGAAAGTGTCGTATAGGGCAGCGGTAGCGGTGTAGGCCGTATTTGCTGAAGCGGAATACTGCGAGGCACTCAACTCATAAGCAGCAGCGGCGGCTGCAGAGGTAGAAGCCTGTGAAGCGGAAAGGGCAGCGGCAGTGACAGACGCAGATATCGAAGGAATGTACGCTTCCATGCTGGCGATACGGGCACTCACAGTTGACGCTGAAGATTGAGGGGATGCACCTAGAATAGTTTCGATAGCCTCAATGGCGTCGTTAGCGTTAGAGTGTTGAGCGGCGTGAGCCGGTGATGTCATCGGGTCGGTGGACGCCGGATTTGTTAAAGAGTCGATGGCGCCCGGGTAGTTAGTTGCCACGATGCGCTCCTAAAGGCTCAATTCTCATACGATTTTATACCACTCATTATACGTCGAACTGAAGGTGTAACCGGATCCAGTGTAGGAATCGTTTGTGTAGTAGCCCGGAGTGATCACCGCGTAATAACCGGCAGGTGATCCGTCGGTTGGATTCCATTGATTCGTGGCGTAGTAGGTGCCGCCGTTAGGGGAAGGCGAATAGTCAACGTAAGGGTCGCCGGTTTGTGTGAAGGTCTGTGTGACTGCCTGCCGGTAGGCCGTAGTCGTAGAACCAGCAGAACCTTTCGGTGATGTTGCAAACAACGTGCCCGAACCCGTAGTCGCCGAAACCGTGAACGTGCTTGTTGAGATCGCACCCGTGCCGCCTGCCGTGTACGCAAGTTGGCTGTCGTAGTTCGTGACCGTAAACGTTCCCGTCGAGGTATATGTCATCGTCGGTTTGGTTGCCGTGACCCCGCTGCCACCGTTCAAGACCGCGAAGAAAGCCGGACTAGGCACTGAGGTCGCCAATGGCTAGCCAAGTATTTGCAGCGGTCTGAATAAGTGTCGCTCCTGAATAACGGGCACGGAGTTTCAAACCGGGGGTACCAACAATGCTCACTCCCGCACCGGGGGTTAGTGTCGTGATACCGGTGCCCAATTGAGCAACAATCACCGTCGTCCCCACAGGAAGGGCCACTGAAGAGTTAGGGGGAATTGTGAGCGCATTAGCCGATGAAGAAGTGACCATCACACCGCCCCCCTGATCCGCCAAAACCAACGTATAAGCGCCGGTCTGGGCATTGATCGACAACTGATTAAAAGCGGAGTTCAAAGCAGCAGCAGTCAACGCCGTACCCGAAATAAAGTTAGTCATGATTTCTCCTCATAATTATGCGGCCCCAAGATCCGTAAGAGCCAGCGTGACAGTGTGACGCAACGGAGCCGCACTCGCCTGATGTTCAATAGCGTCAATCAAACACACTCTATCCAAAGGGGCACCAACGTTAGAAGGAGTATATTCAACCGTCAAAGAGTCACCCATCTCCATAGACAAAACTTGTGCCTTAGAAGAAACATCAAGTCCACGCATATCAAAAACAACCTTATTGATACGGTAACGGGGCTCAGAATATTTAGTCACCAACGCCGTAGCAAGACTCGCAGATTGGGCGCTACCCGAAAGCAACGTGTCGTAGGTTGACTCAAACACGCCATACTTGCCTTGGCTTATCGTGTCATTTGCCGTGACCGTTGCCTCAACGGATCCACTGTAGTAAGTGACGTTGACTTTATTCCACAATTCTTCAGCGCCATATACAACTTCATAATCGACCATGCCGATAGCGTCTTGGCTCACAATGAAACCAGTAGGGTTACCGTTAGCGTTCGCAACAAACCTGATTAGACCCTCAGAATTCATGAAAAACAAACCATTTTGTGAAGTTTCCACTTTCTGCAAATACCCCAAAGCGTTCGTACCACCGGTCGCCACAGTATCGGCGGCAACTGAAGCGGTACCAGAATCAATATCACGCTGCGTCGAAGGCCAACCCAGTTGAGTCAAAACCGTATTAATGCGAGCACCCGTCAACTGTGTAGTGAAAGTTTGCGCCGCCACTAACTGAGTAGCCATGTAGGCAAAACCGTCAAGGCCACGCATAATCGCGGTCGCATCATTCTTACGAAGATCGTAATCAAAATCCCAGTCCTGTGTATTTCCGGCCCACACGGGGTAACCATCGTAAGTAATACGGACTTGCTTACGGGGTACGATGGATCCGTAGAACGGTGACCCCTGCATTGTTGGATCATAAATACGGTCACGGTTATCAAAAACAATTTCACACTGACCGGCAACAAACTTTTCCAACTGCCGTGAACGTCCACGACGAATCTGAATAGAACGAACCCACCGAGTGACGTCAGTGAAAATGTCTCCCGCAAGCAGATACGTCGCATTGTTAAGGAGACCCTTAACGGAATCATCTAACGTAAACCAGTTCCCGACACCGTTAGCGGAAAGGTCGAAAGCAATCTCTACTTTCCAAGGCCCCGGGTTATCGCCAAAATAATGAAACCCGTCATACAGGCGCTCAGAATCAAAAGCGAAAGCATTTGTGTAGTCAATCCGTGGATCAAAACCAGCCATCGGTTAACCTGCCGGCATGTAGACAGGGCCTGAGGTGCGCTCAAAGGCGCGGATAGCCTCAACTACCTCACGACCAATCTGACGCTTATCTCCTGCCAGCGACTGCACGTTGACCTCGTAACTGTTTTGGATCATGACCCCGCCACCAACACCGCTAGAGATTCCCATGGCACCCATTGAAGGGGCTAGAGAGGTCATAGACGGCACATCGGTAGGGAGCATGACGTTTGCTGCAAGGCTACTAGCAGCGGCCCGTACGGCGCCTTCACTGCCCGCAAGACCCTGAATCAAACCATCAGCGATCTGCTCACCAATAGTCGCGGCCACACGAGAAGGCGAATTGATTAACCACACCTTCTCCATCTCGACCTTGGCGGCGGTAGCGATAGCCCGCACCGACGCCAACACGGCATCCTTACGAGAATCAATACCCGCAATAAGACCATTCATAGCGGCCTTACCGACCAACAGCATCTGAGGAGGAAGACCCGTCTTAGGGTCCATCAAATCAGTAAAGTACTTCTGAATGCTCGCGGCACGAGTAGCAAGATCACTATCAATTGCGTTCATTTCCGCCTGCAACACAACCTTCTGATTATTGTAATCAGACAAAGCGGACGCAAGTTCAGTCTCACGGGCAGCCTTCAACGCATCCAAATGAGCCTGAGTATCTTTCAACTCCCTGTCACGAGTTTGCGTAGCAAGATCCAGAGCGGACTGAGCAGCAGCAGCAGCGGCACGCAACGGAGCAACCACAGCCTCCTGTTGAGCGATACCCGCATTAAACCACTGAGCCGAGGCAGTGCTTTGGAACGAAGAAACTTCAGCAGCAAGAGCAGTCTGAGCGGCATTGATAGCAGCCAACTCAGAATCAGCAGAACCCGCAAGAGCGGCAACAGTCGAACCCGCAGAATCAACACCCGCAGAAACAAAATCCTTAACAAGCGAAGCATCAAGACCACGCGCAAGCAGGCTACGGATGTTCGCGCCAAATTCCCTGATCGAAGCGAGGCGATCTTCAAGATTTGTGCGGAATGAACTCGCGTCAGTGACTTCCTTATCGGTAGTCAACGTCATCCCGTTACCAAGATCCTGAGTGATCTTAATTACAGACTTCGTGGTATTAGATAGATTGTTCGCAAACGAACGGAAACCGTCACCAATGCTCTTCAAGAATGAATCACGATCAGAAATCAGAGTCTTCAATACCTCATTCTCTTTATCGAATGCGGCATTAGCGGCCTCAAGAGCCTTCTCCAACGGAGGAATAGCGGCATCCCACTTATCCTTCAACGACTTCAAACTATTTTCAGCGGCCTTCTCCAACGGATCGTAAGCGGCAGCGATAGCGTCCGTCTTGTCGTTGTAGGTTTTCTCGATAGCGCCAAGAGCAGTTTCAATTTCCTGACGGCGAATCATCAAACCAGCGACTTCACTCTTCATCGCCTCGACATACTTGCTTGTCGCGTTCTTCCCACCGACAAGCGCCTTCTTCTGCCCACCCTTAGCAACAGAAATCAAAGAATCATAAGCAGCGTCAGCCGATGCGCCCAATTGAGCGAGCATCGACATCGCACTCGAAAGATTGCCCTCTTTACCGAGCGCACTAATAATGTCCGAACCGGCCTCAGTGAGAGTCGCACCCCTGTACACGCCAGAAATCTGCTTGCTTGCGTCACCGATCTCCATCAAAGCAGCCTTCGCTGTCTTCATGGTCTCGTTAAGTTTGTCCATATCACCAAAGGCTTGCTGCAATGCAGAAAGTTCCTTCTTATGCTTCTTCAGGTAACTCTCCGCACCCTTCTTACCAAGAGCAGCCTCAAGCGGGGTAGGAATTTCAGGCATTGAACCAAACACACCGGAAAGCAAACCCGAAATATTTCCTCCGGACTTCAGGGCATCCTTAACACCGGCCAACAGTTCTTGACCAACTGCCGCGCTTCCTTTAAGTACCAAACCTGTACGGGCTTTAAGGCCAACCACGATGCCGTCAATAAAGTTACCGGAAACTTTCATTGCCTCACGAGAAGGAGATTTAGCAGCGATAGCGTTATTAGCACCGGTAAGCATTGCTGTACCGGTCTCGCCAGCAGCGGTTTCCACTTCTTGCTTCTTGGCCTTTAATGCTTCAGCAATACCGTTAACAAAGTTTGTTCCAACATCAATACCCGCGCCAGACGCCGCCTTCTTTTCCTTATCCCAAGCATCAGCACCGAGATTAGTTTCTTTCTGTGCATTCTTAAACGCTTGAACAACACCAAGTTCCTTAGAATCAAATTTACCTTTAAGCGCTCTACGCATTGCCGCTTCACCCTCAGCAAGACGTTTCTGTTTAATAATCGGATCGTTAGCAGCATCAGCGTACTCAATCCAAGCCTTAGCCGTGTCACGAATAGCAGCACGATTTTCAAGACCCTTTTTTGTGGTGTTATCAAACTGCTGACCATTCTTTTTCAGGGTGTCAGCAAGATCATTACTTGAACTTATTGCGTTATCCCATTGCTCTTGAACACTCAACGTGTCATTAAACTTTTTGTAAGCAAACGTTGCACCATTAATTGCAGTTGTTAAAACCTGCGTAGCATCCGTGCCTCGTCTTGCGTAAACAGCGGCAAGATAAATTTCAGTATTAGATTTTTTTACCTCAGCAGTTTGACCGCTTAAAGCACCTGTGTAAGATTTTGCGTCTCTAGCGGCTTGTTTATCGATACCAGACTTTTCTCTAGCAGCGGTAACATACTCGTTCATACCTTCGACAGTATTTTGAATAGTTTTAACCGGATCCATGATCGTTGCCGAGAGCAAACCAAAATCTTTAGCATCTATTCCGGCCATTTTGGTCTTAAATGATTCCATAGCATCGCCGCCCTGATCGGCTGCAGCAATCATTTCTTCCATGGTGATGCCGTACTTTTTAAGAATGTCTAAATCTTCTTGACTAATATTGGTTCGGAACTCAGAAGATATGTATTGCACACCCATTTCATTGAGTGCTCCGGTGGTAGCGTCAATAGTTTCTTTCAACTGAGACACGGCGGCATCGGTAGCGGCGCTCTTGCCCATGAAGAATTCCATTGCGGCAGAAGCGGCAATCAATGCCCAGCCTATAGGGCCAAGAGAAACCATAAATGATTTAGCAGCAATAACCATGGTGCGGAACGAATTTACTACTCCCATGCCAAGGAATTTAGCGGCAGCACCCAAAGCACCCATTTGCGTTGTAGACGCAATCATTTGGGTTTTCATGCCATTCATTGTCATTTTGAATACCATGAAAATTTTGGCAAAGGCCGCAGTCATTCCTGCCGACATTTTTGCTGCATCAACATTTAGTTTGAACATGATTAAACGCAAGGCAATCATGACACCGATAGCGTCCTTGATTGGTCCCGGCAAAATGTTAAACGCACTAGCAATAATCCCCAAGGCGTTACCGGCGGCAACAATGACCGGAGAAAGGGCCTTCAAAATTACGGTGATACCACCGGTGGCCGAAGTCAATTGCATCAAAGGAGGAATAACGGCAGTAACAATAGGACCAAACGCGCTCATAATTTCAGCGGCTTGAATCAACAATGGACCAAGGTTATCGCCAAAGGCTTTTGCTGCAGCCTCAACCGGTGGGATAAGACCCTCAAGCGTTCCAGACAAAGCCGGAATTGCCGGCATGATGCCATCAATCAACGCATTGTTTACTGTGTCCTTAAACGTCGAGATAACACCATTAAGCGATTTAGATTGACGTTCCATAGCGCCGGCAGCACCCGGGAATTTCTTCATTCCCTCAATCAAAACGTCAATAGCCTTAGTCGAATCCAAAGACCCGGACTCCATCGCCTTAGCCATCGCCCCAACGTCACCGTTGAACAGTTCCTTAGTAAGGGTCATTTTTGCGTTAAAGCCGGGAAGTTGATTACCTATCTGCATCAAGTCCTGAGACATGACACGTCCAGCAGATTTCATCTGTCCAAACGCATACACCACACCGTTAATTGCTGAAGCAGGTTGGCCGAGGGCGGAAGTGATGTCACCAATGGCAGGCAGCAAACGGTCTTTTACATCGTCAGCGGCATAGCCGATAGATAGAAGTCGCTTAACAGCGTCAAGGGTTTGAGGTAATTCAAACGGAGTCTTGGCAGCGAAGTCACGCAATTCACCGAGGTAGGATTCGGTTTTCTTTGCAGCCTCCTGCACGTCCATGCCGGAACCTTGGAAGATTCCTTTCATGGAAATTACGGTTTGTTCATATTGAGCAGCAGCGCGAATGCCCTGCATAGCGAAGTTTTTTACAGCGGCAGCGGCTTTAGCAAGAACTGAAGCGCCAAGAGTGCCCATCGCTGTACCGAGAGCAATTGTTGATGTTTTAACAGCGTCTTGAGAACGTGCCGCGTTGGGTAATGATGCTGCAAAAGAGTTGGTGGCGTCCGTGGCCTTGCGTACGTTATTAACATACGAGGTAGTGTCGGCAACATACTGCGCGGTTACAGTTACCTGAGCCACGTCGCCACCTCCAAGTTACTTTCTTGATCTTTTCTTCATTGCCTGTTCTTGCTCATACGCTCTCAATTCCCACACGGCCGACCACTCCGTCAATTCAAACGAAGAGATCGGCCGGTGAGAACCTGAGCCATACAAGAGTTCACCGACTGTCCTACCTAGTTTTTCGGCTAACTCGAACAGAAACCTACGATGCGGATTCTTCAGGAAACGTCACCTTCGCGGTGTCCGTCGCTTTCCCATCCATCGCTGATAGGCGCATACCTACCGTTGCTAGACGGTCAATCGCTGAAGCACTCTTACCCATGAGTGCATCACGATCATTTTCTGAGAACACACGCAAACCCGTTTCCGGGTCGTAGGTGCTTGCAATCACAGTCTCGACATACATATTGCCGATACTGATCTTGCCGTCGTCCGAGGCAGAAGCGGCCTCAAGGATGCGGGAACGGTCTGCACCGTTCATGCCGCGAACCTCAAGAGTGACGCCCCATTCAGGGACTTCCACTGCCTCGGATTGGATGTCATCCGCTGCGAGGATCTTGTCGCGTAGAGACACTTGGTACTCACTTCCGTAAGGGGGCACAAAGGCCCACGATTGATACTGCTAAGTGAAACCTTATGCGGTGGCGCGGGTAACAGCACCCGAGACCTGAAGTTCAGCACTGAAGGTCACAGCGTCACCCACAGTTGCAGCCACTTCGTATGAGGTGAGGATGCCCTCGCCTTGGTACTCAGGGTTGGATGTGCTGGTTGATGCGCTGCTGGTGCGGTACGCCCACGACACGGTTGAAGCCGAGCCGAGGATGCCGGTCAGCACTGCGTCGACAGCAGATGCGTTTGCTGCATCAAACTTGCCGCTCAGGCTAACGGTGGCATCGGTAAGACCGGTGATGTAAGTCTTTGAGTCGTTACCGAACGTGGTGGTTTCAGCGGTCTCAATGCTGCGAGAGAGGCTGACCTCTTCACAGTATGCGCTGATGTCAGTAGGGGTGCCTGCTGAGTTGTCGATCTTGAATACGGCCTTCTTACCGTGAACAAATGCCATTGTGATACTCCTTCTTACTTCCGGGCAAACGCCATTGTGTAGGTGACTGACCCGGAAGTTCCTCCGGGGACGTGCGAGGCGCGGACATAACGGTTGACCGCACCTGAGACGGCAATTCTCTCGCCGCCCGTCGTTGACGCTGACACGCTTGTGAACGTAATCAGATCAACGAAGGTTGAGTTGTCGGATGAGTGCTGCACCTTGAACGTGCTTGAGCCATCTCGACTGTTTGAATAGAAGTGAACGTATCCGACTCCGTCTGTGCTTGATGTGGTGTTGTCGATTGAGGTACCGACACCTGAAGCGGCAACGGTGGTCGCCGCACCCAAAAGGTAACCCGGGTTAACTCCACCATCGGCCTGTACTTCAAGGCTAACTGCCACGACATCGCCAACAGGAGAAGTTACTTCGTATGAAGTCTCACGCACTGCGGCTGAGTATGACCGGCGACCAATAACAGCGCCGTCAGGTGCGTAGGTGATTACGTCCGCTGCGGTAGCGCCAAGGGTGTTTGTGAGAGTTTGATCAACAGCGCTGGCAGAACCATCGAACATGCCTGCGGCGCTGATCGTGCCGTCCTTCAGGCCGGTGACGTAGGTCTTAGCGTCGTTGCCAAAAGTTGTGGTTTCAGCCGTTTCGACTGAGTTGCTGACGGATGCCTCGTTGAGGTAACTCGTCAAATTGGTGCCGTTGTAGAAAACAGCCGCGCTCTTTCCGTGGCGGAAGGCCATTACTCACCATCCTTTTTGTTGTTGGAAGGCGCGGGCGTATCGCCGAGTGCCTCAATGTGTCCTTGATCAAGGAGCCACTTGACTGAGGTAGGTGGAAGATCGTTGACGACATCGCCAACTTCAGCGTTCTTGTCTGGCGGATATGACAGTCCGGTAAGTACCTTGTACGGCACGGTTTCCTCCCTGAAGGCAGCGCGGAATCCGCACCGCCTCAGGGACCACTAGGGCCACGAATGTAGCGACGGATTGGACCCACTTGGGGTACGATCAACTACACGGTAAGTCTACGGTAGAAACCTAAGTAAGTGCGAGTTTAATTTCTTCTCGTAATTTGTTTATTTGAATCTGCATTTGCACGCCGTAAACAATGAGATCTTCAACCTCTTCAAGGGCATCCACAAGGATCTGATCTATTGACCGGCCCTCGAAACGTTGCACCCCTGAACCATCGTCGTATTGTTCTTGCCCGACCCCTAGAACCCGGCCGCGTACAGCCCGGACGGCATTCTCAACCCTGTCAGCAAACTCTTCACTCGTCATAGCACAGCCAAATCCGACCAGCCGCCGTGGCCGATCAACATGGAGACCATACCCGAGGGGGCATCTTGTCCTGTCCGGTGACGCCACCACGTCGAGCCACCGTCGAGGGCGGGGATTTGCATGAATGATTTAGCACCGGACTGTTCTACCCGTAGGTGATGCAGGTGAGCACCGAGGAGAAGGGTTGCTCCACCGATGGGTTGCATTCCGTGGGATTGATTAGCCCACCATTTCATGGGGTCACGCCCAAATTGATGACCGTGAGCGAACCCTACGTCCGTCCCACCGACGTTTAACGTGATTGTGAGTTCATCGTGCCCGGGAAACACGAAAGATATGTGTTCGTAGCCCGGGGCTAGTTTTAGGGCGTCAGCGACCGCTACAGCCCCTTCTATGGCCCATGAGTCGTCGTATCGTCGCTGTACCTTGCCTACGCGCTGCACTTCATCATGGTTGCCGGGCACGATGGGGATGATGATATTGTCGGAGAGCGGCGCAAAACATTGAATTTGATGCAGCATGAGGCGTCGGTAGACCCGCAACTGCTCAGTCATAGTGAGATCCAAGCGACCGGCCATCGCTAGAGCGCCGCCCTGACTCACGAGACCTTCCATGCAGTCACCAAGCCACGGCAACAGGATCCCGTCGACCTTGCGGCCCATCTTGCGAAGTTCCTTCAAGCGGGCTACAGCGGCGTCCGTCTTAGTCAGGAACCGGTTAATGGTTCCCTCGGTGCCGTCACCGTCGGGTTTACCGATCTGCAGATCTCCAGCGGGAACGCAATAGATCATGCCCTCACCGGTAGAAGGCACCGGAGTTTTAGGCTTACGGCCCTTCAAAACGGCTAGCAACTCTTCCACAGAGGCGGTACTGACCGAACGCTTACGAATAGCAGCCTTGTAATAGTACAAACGCCGCAAACCACCCTCAGGATCCGGCGCATCCCACGCCCTGTACTGAACCGGCTCAATCACCTCAAACTGATCAGCGTCAAGATCCCACACCGCCAACAGATCCGCCCAATCATTGGGGCGAGCATCTAACGGTTGAGTCGTCAAAGTGCCGGCATTGCCATCCCAAGCAACACCCGGCTCCCACCCCGAAGGATGTTTCATTGCTACGTTTGGGCGATAGTCATTGATAGCACCCGGGCTAGTTAAAGCATCCAAATCATCGTCGAGACTCACGGCGTCCTCTAATAGTTTCGGCAGCAGTGATAGACGACAACACAAACCCATCAGTAATTTGACGGATAGATTCACTAGCAGAGTAAGCCGCTAGAGCACGGTCGTAATCTTGCTCTTCTTTAGCCTGTTCCATGTGGCCTTGCGCTTGCTTTTCAAGATCCCGCAAATAATCCACAAGAGTTATTGCATCAAACCAAATACGGTCATCAATCGCTAACACAACAACCGTATTTTTTGTTACGGGCATGAACACCCTCCACCGGTAAGCCTACGACGATGACGGTTAATGGCTTTGTCGGTGATTTCAAACCCGTGCTTTTGCAAGATACGCGCTAACTGCGGCCCCGCAATCACCCCAGCATCAACAAGTTTCTGAATCTTTTCAGACTGCACCGGGGTCACGGTTTGTAAAATATATTTGACTTTGCAAACTCCCAAACGAACTTGTTGCGGTGATGCCAGTAGTGCATCAATATCGTCATCAAAGTTTGACATTTTATCTCCTACTATTGGCTACGGTTTTCTGCTTTGCACCGAGAACACAAGATCGCCCAAGGTCTCGTTGCCAGCAACGCTAGAACTCTATTGCATCTCCAGCACCTCGGGTGATCATCTGTCACAACAGTTCTGCCGTAGGCGTCGCTCACGGCCGGACCATGCACTCAAAATTCACCGACACCATAGGTCGTAGGTTTTCGTCTTCACCCATTGGAACGATTGATCCCTGAGGCTCAATTCGCATAACGTTCACGCCACTTATTGTTTGCTCGACAACGGCACCCAACAATTGGCGAATAGTTTCGGCCTGATCTCGGGCAGTTGGATAATCTCCACGACCAGCACGACAGATCACTTGAATAAGAGGTCGATCAATAGCGGTCACCCCGGCGCCCATTGTGAAAGATGGACGATTTCCGGCATTTTCGTAGATCGTAATCAACGTGTCAGGGGTTTCCGGCATGACTGCGAGAAACATATTCGTGCCAAGCGTCCCTACACTTGCGCTCACAAGATAGTCGCCAACTGCTTCCAGAATAGTATTCATGAACCGATCTCGAATTCTTTAGCGATCATGTCAAGTACGCGAACGGTCATCCGCGCACCCATGTCTTGAGCGTACAAACGAACAGGATTTTCGAGGTACTTCCACCGGGTCGGTGGATCATGGCGGGCTCTCGATGGTGGCAACTCATGCACAAAAATTGCGTATGGGGTAGCGGGCCCACCGTAATTGATCTCGCAATATGCACGAGTACCGCTCACTCGCGGGCCAGATACTTCACCGGACGCCCGCAAATTTCCATACCGCACGGGAACCACGGACTGCGAGAGAACAAACGCCTCTTGAGCCTCTTCAAACAAAGCCTTGGCCGCAAACTGTGGGGCCTTGCTACCGGCGCGAACAAACGCATGTTGCAAAGCCTCAAGGTTCTTCACCTTTATAGCGCTAGCCATGGCCCCTCCTACTGTCCGAACGTTACCGACGTGTGATGATCGCCGTGCTCATCCTGAATTGTACTGACGTAAAGGATCTTTGGGCTTGTTCCATCGGGTAACACAATCTTGCTCAACGTCGTAACAGCATCAGGTAGCACACCATAAATGATGGCCTTGCCTGCCTCAACAATTTCACGACCATCTTTATCGCGAATAATTCGCTGCCCATACATGAGCCGCGCAGAATACGAAGTTGGTGATGCAGAGAAGGTTTGCTTACCGTACTTATCAATTGACGCTTGATTAGCAAAGATGGCAACCTGTTGCATCATCTCCGCAAAATCACGCTCAATTGTCATGGAGTATTCCTCCAGTAATTGCCACGGTTGTAATCCATTTGCCCGGTCCAGAAATCAGTACCGTTAGTAGGAGGCACGCTCTTCTCATCGGTGCGTTGCATATTGGCAGGTGAAGCCCAAGGAATCGGCGGCTCACGGCGGGCACTAAGTTCAAGCAATTCATTAGCCAACTCAAAAAACGCTTTAGCGCGATCCGAATACGACAATGAAAGGTCACCGACGGTTTTGCTTGTAGCCATGCGCGAAAACTTTGAAGCAATTGAATAGCAACAATCATGAGCAGACTGATAGATCGACTCGCCCGCTTGAACAATGCAGAAATTCACTTCAGCATCATTCAGCAACTGATCGGTTGTATCCGTGTCACCAATAAGAAAACGAACAGCATCCTTAGTTGAATTTGCAGGATCGCCGCTATAAGTCCAAGCCATTTCTTCTCCTTAATAGGCGAAAGGGGCCAGCAGGGATCACCCGCCGACCCCTTTCGTCAGGGTATTGCGTTAAACGTTAAGCAACCGCAGTGGTCATGAAGTAACCGAGGTCCGTGGCGACAACCTTGTTGTCGAACGCAACTTCAGCCTCAACACGGCTTGCCTTCAAGTATTCCATACGGAACTGTGAAGTACCGATGGTTGAACCGAGGCCACCTGAAACACCGGTCCAAGCGAAGATGTAGCCAGCGGATGGCGTCATCAAGCCCGGATTTGGTGCAACGTGGAGCAAGCAAGCAGCCTTGCCGAAGTTGAAACCGTAAGCCGCAGTAGCGCCTTCAGCGTTGGTTGCACGCACTGACTTAGCCACGAGGATACGGTCAACACCGAACAGACGTGCAAGCATGTCTTCAGTGATGACGTTAGCGGTCGTGTACTTGTAACGATCAATTACGTCAGGGTGATTCTTCAACTTGCGGAACACGTCGTAGCCAAGTACGAGGGTATTGGCCTCGTAGCCTGTGCTGCTAAGAATTGTTGCCTTTGCTGCTTCAATGGTCTCGATTGGATCCGAGTTAGCGTAATCGCTCCACTGAGTGAACTCATTTGTAGATGGGCTAGCGGAAGAAACACCCGATGCGGTGGTGCCCCATACGCCTGCAGCCATGTAGTCAGTAATGAACTGAACTTCACGACGGAGCAGCAAACGGGAGGTGACAAACTCTGCAGCCTCACGAAGAGGGTTTAGAGGGGTGTCAGCGTTAGCGAGTGTCTGATCGTCGACATCCTTATGGAATGCCCACACATCTGCACTGTATGAATCGGTCGAAAGCGTGTAACCGCCACCGGCTGATTCAGTACCCGGAGCGCGGCGCTGAGCCTCGTCACGGAACCAATCGTTCTTTGAGTAGGTGAAGTACTTGTTTGACTTCTTATCGACAGGAACGATAGGGAAAACCTTATCTGCGATAAAGTTCTGAGCCTGCTGCATATATGCAATCGAGACGTTAGTCAGGATCGCATCAATATGGACGCTGCTGATTGTTGGCTGTGGCATTTCTCAGTTCTCCTTAGAGTCCGCGACCTGCGTTGCCGCAGTTGATGACCGCAGTCACAACGTTGCCAGCAGCGCCGGTAGTGATGAAGGTTCCCACTGCATACGCGGCGGACCCGGTGGTACCGAACGCAAGCGTTACGGCAGTTGCTGAAGCCGATGCAAACAGCGGCTGTCCTGCTGAAGCGGTACCGCCGGCGTACACCTTGGTGCCGCCCGAGATAAGAACTTCTGCTTCTTGACCTGAAGTTGGGCTGTTCTGAAGAACACCAACTGGGCGGTCGGTTGCTCCACTGACAATGACCGCATAACCGGTTGCGTTGTCAATCTTCACAAACTTGTACTGTGAGGATGAAAGATCCGCGCCCGCGACGAGCGTGGTCTTAATTGCGTAATTACTGAATTCGTAGGCCATGGTTTAGGCTCACTTCCCTTGCTCGGCGAGGTATTGGTTGTACAGTTCTGGCTGCTCCGTGTACACGGCTGCCAAAGCCTGCTCAAATGTTGCGGACTTTCCGCCTGCAACTGCAGCCTTAGCCATTGCTTCGGCTTGCTCGTAAGAACTTCCCGACGGACGGGCAGACTTACCGATCTCACTAAAAATGTCAGCCGACTCGACCTTTGCGTTAGCAGCGGTGAGTACGTCTTCAACGGACTTAGCGAGATCAGAATCGGTTTCAGCCAAACGGCGCAGGGCCGGGCCAACCTGCTCGGCGTCGAGGCCGAGGTGTGCGAAAGCATCGCGTGCCTTCACGATTGCATCAGCGTCAGCACGTTCGCCACGTTCCTTGCGAAGTTCAGCCTCAGTGGCTTCCTTCGCTGCAACAGCGTCGTCGATTGACTTCTGCATTGATTCGAAAGCCTTACGGAATTCTTCAGGTGCTGACTTCATGATGTCTTCAGCGTCTGCTTCTGTTTCTTCTGGCTCTGCGGCCTTTGCCATTTCAGCGATCTTCTCAGTCGCTTCTGCAAGGGCCTTTTCAAGATCTTCGTACGAAGGCTTTTCAGCCTTTACTTCTTCAGTGGTCTCCATGGGAACCTCCTCGGTTGACTTTTCGGTTACGTCACTCGGCGACTCAACACTGTCATCCAGTGCTTCTAATACCGCGTCATCCGAGGCTGCTTTCATTACTAGCCATCCCTCATGCAGGTGTGCCGGATGATCGACACCGGATGTCTCTTCGATGGATAGATTGACCATCTTGCGAGCCGGTCGTGACATACCAGTTCCTCCCTGCATTAAAAAGCGAGCCGCCATCCACGTTAAGTGGGCGACGACCCGCAGGTCTCGACTAACAGAAGATTAGCACGACCCCGGTTGGGGAAGTGAGTTTAGTTATCCAATTTTTACGTTACTTACGGCCGTGAAATATGTGGGGTCAGATTTCCAGCATTGTTTGCGGACCACCATTGATTACAACAGTAGGACGCGCACGAACTTTTCCTTTAACGGCAGACAACCGCACGTCAACCTGAGCATCAGGAAACGCCCGAACAAACTTCACCACGTCATCGGACAGCAACTGCTCAATCCACGCCCGCAACAGCGGAGGCAGATCATCAGGCAGGGGGTTAGCCAACAGGCTCACCAAGAGATGCACGCAACTGCCAGCGCCACTTCTTGTGCATGTCGTCACGGTCAGCAAGGAAATTCGAGATGCCCGGCTCATTCTGTGACTCGGCCACAAGGAATGCGGCATTGATCCGCACGAGCACGGCGTCATTCATTGCAGCAAGACCGATAGCCAATTGGCGTGCATCGCGGGACTCTACCGGGTCAGTGGTGGTACGGAGGGCCTGCATGTCGGTCAGGGACGCTACAGCGAGCCCGCCGGCCTTAAGGATGTTCTCAGCGAGCGGGTCAATGCTGTCCGCGACATCGCTATAGATCTCAGCGAAGAGTTCATGGTATTGAGCAAAGTCAGTGCCCTGCACGTTCCAGTGAGCGCCCTGAACAGCGGTCTGCATGGCGTACACGTCAGCGAGCAAGGGGCGTAGTACTGCCACAACTTCAGGGGCTGCCTTAAACATTGGCGTGGCCTGCTTAGCGAATGAGGTACTTACCCCATTGTCATTGGACAGAAACATTGTTACTCCTCTAGTAAAGTACCTTACCCGCTAGGTAAGTCTACAAGCACACTTAAAGCAATCCCAGCAATGTGAACACTTCAACATCATCGTCTTCACGGATTCGCTTCATGCCCGCTACTCCGCCAGTAACAATACTAATACCACTAAGGGTCGCAGTGAAGGTGAGATATGGGGCCTTTGATTGCTCGGGAGAAAACATGAGTGGCAAAGTGCCTGATGTTTGATTCGGCTCAGGCGGTGCGGGTGGTTCTGGGATGTAAGGCGTACCGATGACCAGCCCGGTGCTCACCGTTGACCCGGAAATAAGCCCTGAATCGCCTTCGTAGCCCGCAACAGATCCGTTGCTAGTCGTTGCCCCGGAGATAACTCCCGTGAACCGTGGGGCCCCTCTATTTGATCCTGAAGTGGCAGTTGATCCTGTTACTGAACCCGAGTGGCCCATGATTCCGGTCGCAAGACCCGCAGATCCAGTTGATCCGGTAGCAGCCCCGTTTAAGTTTGGAGACAGCGTGACCGCAATGACTGCAGTCGAAACGCCATACACTGAACCGGTGAGTAAAGGATTTCCGTCATAGGAAACGTTTGCTGACCCGTAAAGAATTCGCGGGTCGTCATAGGTGATCGGAGTATCGAAACCGCCCATGGCTATGAAAGTGATTCAGTCAGGTTTCCGGTAGCGATTGTGTAAGTACCCGCTGTGGCAAAGGACTGAGACGTATCTAAAGCGCGTGAACCATAAAACGTTCCCGCCGTCACAGCCGACCAATACCCAAGGTAAGTGATCGTGTTCGAACCGGGGACATCGAAAACAATAACGGACGCGCTAGAAACAGATCCACTCGCAGCGGCGGCCCACACCACACTCTCACGGGTATACGATCCGCCCGTAACTTCGTTAGCACCATTAGTGGAAGGGTCGCCCGTGTGCAAAGAAACATATCGCACCGATCCGGTGAACCCGGTCAGCATAAGATTTTTTCCATCGTTTACTAAGCCCACTGTCACTCCTCAACGATTCGTAAAATATTGCCGTGATCATCACGTTCGACGCGCCTAATCTTAGGCTTGTCTTCAGGCATGACGACATTAACGGTAGGACTAATTGATTTCATTGCTTCAGCGACAGCGGTAGCGATCTGCTGCCCAATGTCGATTGGTTGCTGAGGTGAATCTTCAGCCTCAATGCGGATAGCGTCTTCAAACGGTGCCATAGCCTTACCGACGTACTCTTCAGGAAGGTCAGCGAGAAGGCGCTCGGCACGGCCGCCGATTGAGTAGCCGCGTAACTTATCGTTCTTCACTAACTCCCATGCCCATGGCTCCCACACGACACCAAGGAAAACAGTGTTAGCGGGGAAAGTCATGTTTGTTGTAGCACCGCTTTTTTGCACCATGGGTACTTCAACGGGATACGGCCATGCCATGACTTCAACGAACTCACCTGCTACTACATCGCGGTTGTGTTGCAGCCTGATGCGACGGTCACCCTTGCGGACGTATTCCCAAACGGCTTTCTGTAGTTCATCGGGGTCTGTCCATTCGGCGTGTGCATCCATGCGATTGGGGATGTACATCGGGCCAAGGGTGAACATACGCTCTGGCACGGCTTTAGATACGAGCGTTAATTCATCTGACTCGATACCGATACTTTTTGTTGCAGGCTCATCCATATATGCAAGATCATCCGTATCGATATCAGGATTTTCGCTTGGAATATCCCAAATAGTTTCAGGAGATGCAGCAACATCTGCCGCAATCAAATCCCATAATTCAGATAATTCAGAATCCAACGGAACCAAACTATCTGTTTTTTCTTTGCCACGCACTATTTCTGCGGTAATTGAAAAAATATCACTTGCTTTAGCCATCTTTATTCATTCCCCTTATTTAAGAAAGACTCGTAAGCATCCGCGTCGCGGATAATTAAACGGCCTTTACTTCCCTCGGCAATCAATTTAGGGCCTGCCGAAAAATCAGACGTATCAAATAATTGAATTTTGTCCATACCTTTAACCGCAGTTGGAAAAACTTGCGAAACTGATTTATGTGTCCCTCTAATAGTGTGTTCAGGAACACCTCTACCAGTTTCTGCTTCGCGTTGTTTCGCTAACCGAACGGCAGTCTCAGTTGGAAGAGTCGCGTAATATCCATTGACTGTATAACCAAGTTTATGCGCTTTATCTATTTTTCCCTGCAAACCTTCAGCGCTTGAATCACCCGTGCCATCAAGCACAACGTCTTGACGACGCTCAAATGCGGCTTGTTGAACACGTTTTGCAACGTATGAAGATTCTTCATGCACAAACGCTGCGGCTTCAGAACCAGTAGTGCCGCTGTCAATTTTTGCTTGAAATTCAGGAAGTTGCACTTTTACGTTGTCTGAATTAACGGCAACGGCTTTCCCTCTATAGTCACCAATAACTTTGGATTCCATGCTTGACTTTCCAGCAGCGGGGCCTCCCCCGAGCATACTGTAAGTCAAATCTTTTGAAGTAGGCACCCCTGTTACTGAGTCAAGAACAATTTTATCGTGGAGCGCTTGACGTTCCGGGGTGAAAATAGGAGCGCCGTTTTTGTCGCGCCCAATAATATGCGCCCCAGCGGATCCGTCTTTTAATTTAGCAAAATCTTCGTCGCTTACTTTTGTACCGTCGCCCATACCGGGACGCTTAACACCAGTCTTAGGTTCGACCTTTGCGGGAGCCTTAGCCCCAGCGCTTGCAGATCCTCCACCCTTACGGCCATGGACTGACTGATCAGAGTGACCCGGATGTTTCTCGAACGGTTCACGAGCCTTAGTCGCACCAGATAGGCCAGCGCCAAAGAATCCAGCGACAGTTTCACCAAAGTTATGTGACCGAGCAAACTGTGCTTTACGTCCCATGGCCCCATCAATGAAACCTTGATGTGAGGCAACAGAAAACGCCGCACCTTCAGTAGCGTGAGAACGTGTCTTACCGGCGTGTTGACTGATCAACGCATCGCGCTTACCAACGGACTCGCTTACTTTACGGTCGACGTGATCTTGACCAAATGCTTTTGCCGCCTTGCCGTGATCATATGACGCACCGTAGGACTCGACAAGATTGCCGCGTGAAAGATTCTGCTTGATAAGAGTCTTGCCTTCAGGGGAAAGATCAGTACCCGCGCCACCACCATGACCGCCATGAACTTTTTGATCACTGTGACCCGGATGCTTCAACACAACGGTTGATTCTTTCTTCATACGGTTGCGCTTATCTCCCGGCCACATTCCCGTAACCTCACGGTGACGAATAGCGCAATAGCCCTTAGCCTGCTCGCTGCTCATGTACTTGCCTACAGCGGCGACACATGAAGTAAAATCTCCACCGGCACCCCATGACACTTTGCCCTTGCCGCCGCCGCGCCAATAATCGCGCAACGATTCAGGGTTACCAGCCTTGTCTATGCTGTTTTCGTCAGCGAGGTAGGCGTAACTAGCAAAATCTGTAAGATCTTGTTGATCCATGGAGGCAAGAAGTTCAATCTCCCCATCTTCTTCTTCGTCGGATAATCCAATTGGCCCCCCAACCAGCCAAGCGGAGCAGGAACGGGCGGCAGCACATTTGAACTGAAACAGTTCGCAGTAGCCGAGGTCGGCGGAGGTTACTACCTCTTCGCCGCCTTCCCCGATAGCGTCAGCGATAGCGGTGCGGATTTCTGGCGTGATGTTGAAGGCAGAGCAATTTCCGCAGTGGGTTGTGAAAGCCTCTTCTGCGGAAACATCCCAAACTGCGCCCAGTCGCTCCCAGTAGTCACCGGGCTCCTCAGGATTCATTGGGCCATACAAATATTCGTCTATAGCGTGCTGACGGTTTTCAATGTTTATGTGTAGATCTGTGATCGCTTCTGGGATGGCGCGCTTCTCGACCTTGCCTAGTATTGTGTTCGCCCATGTGCGGCCAGCGTCACCGCCCCACGCATACCAAGCAACCATACCGGGGGTTGGATCAGTGCGGTCTCCCCATCCCTCAGCCTCTTTATCCACAAAATGTCGAGCGAAATAGGCCCTCATCTTAACGAGGGTTGCGCGACTTACAGTTCCACCGGAGGCGAGTTGATCGGCTCTATTTCTACCAACTGACGTGAACCCGTCACCCGATTGACCATCAGCGATCCACTTGAGGGCAGTTTTAGCAGCGGATTGCACCCCTTCGGGTACTTGATAGCCCGCTTCCTTAATCAAGTCTTCGATGGGGTTAAGGGCAGACATCTTGTGACCTACGAGGGTCTCTGTTGCAGCCCAACCTTTAGGACCTTTACGGAAGATCCGCAGCAGAACAGCCGGATCATCTTCCGTGGCTTCAATACTAAAGTCGCTATCGGGTATACCGAGGACTCCTTCCCGCATGATGTGCTCGATCTGTCCTCTGGCTGATCCGCCGGAGGAACCCCAGACCGCGAAGTCTCCCTCTTTCCATTCGGCTTTGTCTAATGGGCGACGGCGACGGCCCCCCATTACGGCATCGACGTGGACATCGGAGACAGTTGGATCTGCTTTGAGGACGTAACCGTCAACTGTGAGCAAAATTGAGACCGTGCCGCCATCTTTCAGCGTTTCAGCCCAAGCCTTTTCCATGCCCTCTGGGGCGTCAATTTCTTCCGGTGAGGAAATGCCTACAGTGTCTTTAATGATGACTGCAGAGGCCCAAGAATCGTCATTATGGCCGTGTTCTAGTCCGCGCTTCAACAATTCTGTAGCAATAAGGTGATGTGCTTCAATTTGGGCCGCGTCGACAGGGGCTTTTTTGTCCGCTGCTTTGTGTAGGGACATGAGGCGCTCATCCGAGAGCCCCGCAAGACGGGTCGCTGTATCAGTCACGCTCTGGCCTCATTCAAATCAGGGTTTGGTCTGTCTAAGGTTACCGCGTTATGGACAGAGCAAAGGGAAGTTTGCTTTTGCATTTCTTTGCTCTTCCTCACTTAAGTCATAGAATGCTGCAGATTCACCGTCAAGAAAGCGATCCCATGGGGCTACAAGGTCACCAAGTTCTTCCGGGTTAGTGCGTGTATCAATTGTGTTATCCGGCATTTGCGGCCTCCCTAGCCATTTGTCCACCACGAGTTTGATCGGGGTTGTCTTTACGCCATTGAACCCACGTTATGGATTGCACTTGATGCGCTGACAGTCCATGTTTTGCTGCTACCCGGCGATAAGAGTCAGCAAACGCGGGATAAAGACCCGAAACCCCAAGCGTTTTGTTCGAAACCGGTGAGGCACCGCGTGCCTTCCAACCCGAACCGCTGAAATACTTGTATTCATCGGACCCCGAACCGTACTTTTTACCCATCGCAATACTGAAAGCATGAGAATCAACCGTAATGTCATCGTGCTTACTTTTAGGATTGCGAATGTTGTTATAGAACGAACGAACTTTATGCCCATTAAGCACCATGTCCGGTTGCTCTCCATCAGAAATCCTCACCGCACGGCCAAGATGTTGAACGCCGCAAGTAAATTTGACGGGGGCTACAAGACCGGTGAGATCGTCAACCGTTTTCAACGATTGCCCATCTTTATTTGTGCCGATACCTGAAACACGGTAACCCATTTGGGCTTGAGCCTTCATCAAAGCGGCCCGCACATAAGGATCTTTAATGTCCGACATGCGCTTGCCCTGTAGTTCTGCAATGGCCGGCATGTTGTGTATTTCGCCATCCATAGTGCGGCCATCTACTTCCGATTTTGCCCATTCGTAAAGTGATCGAGTATCGCCCTTGCCTTTAGTGCGTTGGTGATCCATGAGGGCGCCAGTTTGAATTTCGTGGTTTTCTTTTGTTGCTTTAGCCATGTATTCAACCGCTGTAACGTTATCGCCCCACGGTTGCTGTGGGCTTGTCGCTGCAATCATCCCGGCGGATTGTTCATGAGTTACGCCATATCGTTCTGATATGTCTTTAGATGCGGCGTTTGCGTCGCCGTACCAGTTTTGTCCAGCGGGATCTGCTCCGTCGATATTGGCTCGACTGAGGGTTGCTTCAATGTTTGCATCCATTTGATCTGATGTAATACCGAGGGTTGTGAGACCTTCGTTGACTCGACCTTGCATATCGGCAGGTAGCGCCTCCAGCGAGGTCGCCTCATGAATAAGGTTTGCATCTGCTTTTGCTTGATTTTTTGCGTCAGTGCGTCGACCGGTGTGTACACCGATTCGTCCTTGACTATCGGGGTGCATTGCCGCATACCCGGGGCGTGAAAGATCACCGTGCTTCAACAAAGGAACAAGACCGGGAGCAAACTTTACGACTACTGAGTCTGAGCGAACTTCTCCCAGATCTGTTGCGCGTACTTGTCGATCTCTTCGTCCGTAGCCGTCGACAAATCCGGCAACTCCACTGCCTGCAATTTCTTTGGCGAGTTCTCCTGTGCCACCTGTACCGATCTCCTTAAAATTAGCGACGTCCCAAATACTAATCTGGTTACGCCGTTTCCCTGCAGTTATTGCTTTCCCACGATCCTTGATGTTGTCGGATACGTCGAGGTAGACCTTACCATCTTCAGTGTTGTGCCATAACCCGAGGTATGAACCCTTAGTTAGGGACGCTTTATGTGTCTTCAAAAATGATGAAAGATGAGCCGGACCTTTCTTAGCGTCAAAGAATTCATCCGCATCAACGATGTCGCCCTTAGTGCCGCCCTTAGCGACCATGAACCCAGTAGTTGGCTCCGACCCGTCAAGCATGTTCACCGACAAGCCACCATTGGCTTTTACCCGCTCAAGGATGGATCCAGCGACTTCAGGTTTTACTGACACGCCGGGGCCGCGCCGCCCATGAACTTTTTGATCGGAATGACCGGGATGCTTCAAAACGGGAGTAAGACCGGGCTCAAAATAGATTTCGGTCATGAGGTAACCGCCGCATCTTGCGCTTCCAACGCATCCAATTGAGTAATCCATGAACCAAGATCCTGAGAAGGTAATCCTTCAAGCCCACGAGTAGGCGGGACAAGAACGGCTGTACAGCGGCAATGAGGATGAGCCGGTGGCATTACGTCACCATTACCAAACGTTCCGTTCCAAGGTACCCGCGTGCCCCGCATAGCAGCACATTCGTCACATGGCTCCCCGTAACTCGACCCACGAGGCGCCGTGCGCCATTCTTTCATCGAGGTGGGATCCACGAGACCGGCTTTATCTGACGCCTCCCATGATGCAGCGCGACCAAAGTTTTGAGCCTGTTGCACTTCAGTGCGGGCAATCATTTCAGCGCGGCGACGAATCAACTTATCTCGATACTTTTTCGTCAAGTTATCGGTACGGGCACGGGCATCATCGAGTGACACACCGGCCTTCACCATGGCCGTGAAATTCTTTTCATCAAAATTCAGCACGGCACGAGCCCACCGTGGATGAAGGCCAACAATTTGCCGTAGTTCACGGGCTGTAGCGTCCACTGTCCGAGGTTTTGTGAATGCCTGTGAGATTACTTGACGAATAGCGAGACGGTTAGCGTCAGTGATCTCGCGCACGAGTTGCGCTGATCGTGTTGTCGCATAATCGGTCGCCCGGGTGCTGATCGTGTTAAACATTCGCTCAACGGGGGTTTCAAGAGCAAACTCGATACCGGGAGGGGGTGGCAGTTGACTACCCGGCAGGATAATGCCTGATTCAAGTTTCTGGCCTGTATAGGCAAGAGCGGAATCCATGTTGAACTGTGCTCGAGGATTAGAACGCAAAATACGGCGAGCCTCTTCAGTGCCGCCCTTAATAACAATGCCCCGCATCGTGTCACGCATAAGCATGTCAATGCGATCCATGTTGATGTTTGCAAGCAAACGTTCCAACAGATCGGGATCAAGAGCCGTTATAGCGCGTGCGTAAGCATCGGGATCCATCTGTGTGCCCAATACCCGCAATGCTGCAGCAACACGCTCAGTGAGCGACTGCTCCAACGGGGTAAGCGGGGCCTGAGGGCCAGAGCCGCCGGGATTGCGACCCTTGCCACCAATGGTCAACGCCATAACTACTCCGTTGCGGTATCAGTGCCCGGCTTTTCAGTGTTGTTACCTGAACCCGGGAACGACGGTTTGTTTTCCTGATTCTTGCTTTGCACGTTCGGCAGTGCGCCGGGGAATGCAGGCTTATCGGGAACAATACCGGTACGTTCAGCCACGATACGTTGAGCGGGCGGGAGGGCCATGAGGTTCTTCACGTCATCGGCACTCATCTGCCCCGATCCGCTGTCTTGGAAGTCATGCGAAGCGGGTGGAAGACCGGCAACTTCACGCAAGTGATCTTCCAGAGCGGGATCCGGTGCGAGCACTCCAGCGGTTGTCATCTTCGCCACGAAGTCCGCGATCTCAGCAAGATCAACGTGCGCGACTTCGCTGTATTGCAGCACGGGCGGACGGCTAGCGTCCATGCCATTCAAGCGTAGTAGGCGAGGGATGGCGTGCTGATTGACGGTATCTGCAATGGTTTTAGCAATAGAGTCAACGGACATGGACCATAGATCCATTTTTGTTGCACCGAGAGCGAATGAACCCACGCGATCTTGACCGAGGAGAATGAAGTCCGATAGGACGCTCATAGCAATGCGGGCATCCATGCGGGAAATGATTTTGTCTGTGTCGAATTGGCGTGATCCGCCACTACTCAACAGGGTCAGGTCAAACAGTTTGTGGCCTGATTCGTCGTACACCATTGGGAAAACGATGCCCTCGTTTTCATTGCGTTTAATCGACGTGACCATTTGCTGAATTGCTGCAAGTACTTGCTTTTGTTCAGCAGTGGCAGTGCTTGACAGGTATTCCGGTGGGACGCTTGCGATTGGGAGACCGGCAAGGTCACGCTCGATACCGATGGCTTCAATTTCTTCAATGCGACGCTTGTACCACCAAGGGCGGAAAGCGTTACGCAACAGTGAGCGGCCTTCAGGGTTGTTTTTTGCTGCAGTGGTGCGGAATAACAGAGCCTTTTCGATAGGGATCTCTACGTTGCCGTGTCCACTGTATTGATCGACTTGCTGCATTCCTTGAATGCCGCCGTCTTTATCAAACGTCCATAGGTAGAGTGTTTCTTGGCCACGGATAGCCCACTTGCGCCAACCAATTTTACCGTCGGTGTATTTTGAACGCTTTGATGGATCTTTTTGTTCGGGGTCAATGCGGCGCTTGTATACGATTTCGTGGAATGACCAACCGTAAATGCACATGGAAAGAATTTGTGACAGCGTTGAGTCCCATGAGTCGCTCATGTCGTTGAGGCATGATTCAATGAACTCAGCGGTTTCTACATCGTTTGTGTCTGGTTCACCGTCAGGGGTGTTGTCGCGGTAGGGATCGACGCGCCATTCAAGGCGGGTAATAACTTTCTCGATGGCATACAGCACGGCGCCAATGACGGGATCGTTGTCCGACATTTCGCGGTAGGTGCGTACACCCTGAATTCCGCGTAGTCGGGTGAGGAATTCGTCATAGACAAATCCGCTGGTCCGCTTAAGACCAGAGGTGCCTAGTTCTCCTAGATCAACCCGGGGTGCCATGAATCTCCCGCCACGCTAGTCGTTGTCGGGCTGCGCGAGCATCCCGGTCACTAATGTTAGTGCTTCAGTTTCTGTAAAGCCTGCGTCCTGCAATGCCGTGTAAAACTCGTGTATCTGTGCTGCCCATATTCCGAGCGGCGTCAGATTAGCGATCACCCCGGCGTCACTGTCCATCGTGTCAGTGTACCGGGGTGAGGGCCGTTGGTGTGCGTTATGGGGTGACTAAGAATCCTTCTTCGAATAGTTGTCGGGCTGTGCGCTGGTAACTTCCCTGCAGTTGGTGCAGGACTCCGGTGTCGACGAGTTCTTGGAACAGTTCAACGATTTCTACGTTGGAAAGTTCGCCGGATTCGTATTCAATGATTTGAGTGACGAGTTGTTTCATGATGCTACCGCCTGTTCTGTGAGTTGGATGGCTGCTACGAGTTCTCCGACGTTGCTGCCGCGAGCGTAGGAGGAAATGTTTTCGATGTGGAATTGAAAGATTTCTTCAAGTTCCTTGACTGAGTAACGTGCGATCTTTTCGTCGCCGATGCGGACGATGGGCCAGCCGGTTTCCCACCTGACTACGCGGTAGCCGGGGCTTTCAACGATTTCGACGTATTTCAGAGTTGTGACTACGCGCTTGGCTTGTTTGATGTGGTGAGTGTTTAGCACGATGGCTGCTTGGCCTTCTTTCCCGCTCAGTGTGGGAATTGTTGAGTGCCAGATTGCTTCGATTGAGCGGTTTTCTTTGTCGTGCTTGGTGATTTCTGGGGTGCGAATTGTGGTCATTTTGGGTCTCCCGTCCCTCGTTGTATAACCAGTATATCAAACCCCGGTTTGGTGTCACGCACCGGGGTGGGCGTGTTGCAACTTAATGCGTGTGAGTTTGAGTAGCAGGCTTGCCGTTCCAGACTGAAGCACCGGCATAACTAGAAATTGAAACGTAAGGATCTTCGCCGTAGAACTGTGGGCGACGAACAAACGTCTTACCGATTTCGTAGCCATCGGCGGGAACTACTTCCTCGCCATAGATTGATTCGCTCAGGATTTCTTGACCGACCTTGATCAGCCACACAGACTTTGCCGAGGTCTTGACGACTTTGTAGAAATCAATGTTTGTTTGGTCATATCCCCATGACGATTTGAAGATCGTGCCGGGCTTGATGTCGATTGCAGTGCTCATTTTGGGTCTCCCGTCCCTGTTGTGTACTTTCAGTGTACCACACCCGGGTTATGTATCAATTACCGGGGGGTGTGTCGCGCTATAGATCTCGGAAATCCGCATCCGACAAATCATCAAAAATGTCTCGCGCGGGACGCAACTCCAAATCAATCCGATAACCCGGAATCACCGTAGCAATCAACGCAACAGCCTTCTCATACTTGGATTCCAAACGCTTATGCAACGGACCCCACGGGATCCCATCCAAACGCCCGGCATTGTCAGCCACGTTAGCGGCCTTAACCCACTTGCCCACCGGATCGGCCAGAGCCTTACGGATACTGACCTCATAGTCCTCCCAATTGGCTTCTGAGGTGTGTTTTGTAACCGAGGCAACCGCGCTCACTACGGCAGGTGAAGCGCCATAATTTGCGAGATCTTGCAACGTGACCGCGCTGTCTTCCACTACGTCATGCAACAATCCGGCAATAACAGCGTCATCACCGAACCGCCAAAGTGATGCACCGACTCGAACAAGGTGCAGGATGTATGGGTGGCCTTGCTTATCCACCTGCCCGGCGTGGGCTTCAATTACTAATTGCAGGGCACCTTCAACGGTGCTGAGGTCGTAGTTCATGATTCCTCCTTGGTCAGACGCAAGTCATTCATCGCCTCACTCCACGAGCAGCGTCCATGTCCCAGTCATTAAACAATTCAAGGATCGAGTCAGCGAAGTCAGGGCAATAAACCCACTTAACCGCTGGATCTGAATACCAAGATACTTCTACCTCGATGCCGTTGCTTTGGACATGGAGCCAAGCATTAGGGCCACCGAAGGTTACGAGTAGCGACACACTAAACAGGTCGCCACTGCTGGAGTAGGTGCGTCGTATGTCTAGGACATCTGAAACGAATTCGTATGGGTCACCTGTTTCTGATGCTTGAAATACTGTGTCGGCTAGGTGTTGTGCGTATTCTTTTGTGCTGTTGTCGCTCATGATTCCTCCGATACAAGTTTCCAGCCCGCTTGACGGCAATCCGAATATTTCTTTACCGGTTTATTTTCTTCCCATCCGATAAGTTCCCATTCAGAACCAAAATTGGTGACATAGGGCTTGAGCACAACGTATTGCTGTGGCGGATTTGCGCGATCTTCATATTCGAGAACATCGCCGATCTTTAGGGTTTTGTAGTCAACGCTCATTTTGATGATTCCTTTCCGAAAATGATTTGTGCGGTGCGCTCTTGGCGGCACTCAGGTGAACAGGTCGTGATGTATTTTGGGCGCTCTTCAGGGAGTGGCCCGCCGCAAACGGCGCATGTGTTCATGCTGCCTCCGAATTGATGTCGCGGATAAGCCATGGCAGGGTGTCGAAGTAAATGCCTTCGAACTTAGCAATGCGCTTGTCGTAGTCGAGTTCTACGCGCTCACCCTTGCGATTGATTTTGTATGCCCAGATCGCGTAGTCGTCGCTGCCACGGTTGTAGGTGATCTCGCACCATTGGGCAAGCCCGTGACTTGAGCCGTAACGGAAGCGTAGTTGGACGCCTTCAGGGACTTCACAGAATGATGCGTTGCGGGCTGATACCGCTAACCAAGCATCGGTGCCGATTTGCTTTTGGATGGTCTTGGCAATGTATTCGGTGCTCATGATTGCTCTCCTTCAATCGCGGCGGTTAACGCAAATGACAGAATTGATCCGGTGGCCAGTAAGCCGATGATGATTCCGCAAGCAACGGCGATGGTCTCTAAGGCGCTCATTTGTAACCGCCCTCGGTGCAGTAGCCGTAAGCGTGGTCACAACTTGCGTGTTCCCAGCCCTTGTATCCGGTTTCTGCGGCCTTGTCCAAAGCGGCGACGTATTCGGCGCAGGCTTCTTCCCACTCTTTGGTTCCAACAATGCTTTTCATTTCTGGGGTCTCCCTCTCTCTCGGTACAACCCCAGTTTAGCATACCCCGGTTAAGTCTGTTGTATTGACCCCGGCAAAATCAGCGTGTCGACCGGCGCACGCCCAATAGCCGCATCCAAACACCGCGTCTTCACCCGCTCAGCGAGGGTCAACGGCGTATCCTCCTGAAACACAGCAATCCCGGTTACCTTCACCGACTGCACCCCACGGATAGCATCCTCACGGCCCATTGCATAAGCCTCCTGACCCACCTTGAACGCATCAAGCGACTGAATACCTTCAGTCATTGCCTCACGCTCATTCTCGCGAATCTCGGTAATGAACGCGCAATCGCAAAGTTCATCATTCTGCAAACGGCACAACGGGTCATGAGTCACTGAAAAACCTTTCAAGAGCATTCTGTAATTGTTCGGTATCGGTATAAAACCATTTGCCATCAATGCCACTATTTTTTGATTCACGTTCAACCACTTGATCAATGAGTTGGCAGTAAGTGCAGATCGTTGGAAGAATCAATTGCGGATGAGGGGCCGGGCATAACGGATCATGATTTTTCATCAATAACCTCTTCCCACAACCGTTTCTGTATTGCCTCCACGTCTCCAAGAGCGGCCTTGTAACCGCGCTTGAATCCTTCGTCGCGTGCGATCTTAATGCCTAAACATTTATCACACCCGGTATTGGAACTTCCCCCCTGACCACGACCACATAGTTCATCATGATCGGGACGAAAATTTGCGGTGTGGGTGGTCATTTTTCCCCTTCCCCGTATTTGTTACAGAATCTGCTACAGCAAAGATCTTTCCAATGATGTAGCCAACCGTGAAACAGATAAGCCCAAACGCAATGATGATAGCCATGTCAATCATGCGGAGAGCCTAGCCCTAGTTGAGTCATCAACGTGAGAAACAACTATCCCAAAATTGGTTTTGCCGTAAGTAAGGTATTTTGCAACGGTCCTAGGCGATAGATTGAAAATGGGTGCGGCGACTGAACAGAGGCCGCTATGTCGTGGGCGTGTCCATTCAAATTCTTCACAAAAATTGCGAATAAAATCTTCGCTGTATTTAGGAATCCTTTTCGACATATAAATCCAATTCCATGATGTATGCGAGGGTCATTGCGTCTGCTTCGTCTGTTGTTGAAGGAATTAAGGTAAACCCTAAACAGGCTAAACAATCTAAAATATCGGCCGCGTAAATATCATATTCATCAGTGTCACGAAGCCATTCGGCAACGGCCCATGCGTAATTTCTTTGCACTTGAGCCTGATCTTTATTTTTAATCATTGTTCCTCCCAAACGCATGGACCGCCCCAACAGAAATCACGGAGCAGAATGTTTGCAACAATAGCAACCACAATAATGCCCAGATACAACACAAACCAACCCCGAGGTGTAAGCCTTACTCCCCGTCGTTGATTTCGTGATCGGCTAATGCTGTTTCGAGTTTGTGACACAACCGTCTCCCTTCCTCGTAAGACAATAAGATTTTCAGATCCGGGCTGAACGTAATAGTGATCTCGAATGTTGAACCGCGTTCTATAGCGATTGTTGGTTCGATGCGTTGAGTGTGCTTTACCCACATTGATTCTCCCTAGATAGTTTGGTGCCCGGGGGTAGCGAGTCGCTGCTAGAACGGGGGAGAACTAGCGGTCGCATAACCCCCGGGCGGGGTCCGGCGCTAAATCGGATGGGGGTCACGATCTAACGCCGGAGTCTTTTAGTCGAGACGTGACTCGACGCTTACTTTCAATCCGTAGGAGGCCAATAGGCTGGCTGCTCCACGAGCGGCAGCGCACGCAACTTCGTAGGATTGAGATCCACGAGTGCTGGTGGCGAATTCGTACGAGGCGATGTAGTAGCCGCCCGCGTATGAATCTGGGCGACCGATGCCCTTGCCCTTGAGCCATGTCACGATCTTGCCGCGTGCTGGGCGGATCTTGACGCCGGCAAAACCGCAAACGCCGCTAGGGACGTAATAGGTTTTCTTGGCGTAGTCGATGTCGTTGCTGCCTTCGCCGAATATTGACTTTGCTGTACCGACGACGATTGGTGTTGGTACACATGCTGCGGCTGCTGTTTCTGCAGCGGCGCGGGCTTCAATAAATACCTGAGCGATGTCGTCAGGCAAAACTTTGGTTGCGATAGTCGCTGTGCTCATTTGGGTCTCCCGTCCCGAGGGCCTTTCCCTCTCTTACATAAGTAAGCGTACCATACCCCGGATTAGTTCTTTACACCGGGGGTAGCGTGTCGTCACATTCCCAGCGGTAGCGGGTCTCAAGCCATGCAATGTACTCAAGACCCGCATCCTCGCTTGGATCAGAAAGGCGGCTCATCACCAACCGGGCTAGTAGCCCATGGATCATTCACTGCAGCAACAGACGGCGCCGAACGCTTCACGGCTTTAGCCATCCGCAAATCCGGGCCAGCGTTATACACCTGCACTGAAAGAGTCTGACGTTCAACACCTTCTTTAGTCGTATACTTCTCCGAATAGGCACGGCCCACAACAATTACGGCGTCACCTTTAGAAAACGCTTCAGTAATGTTTTCGGCCATCTGATCCCATGCGGTACAACGCCACCAAGTGGTCTCACTCTCTTCCCACTGCTCGGTGTCTTTATTCTTCACTGACTTCGATGTCACCATAGTGAATGACACAACAGGTTTCCCACCTGCAGTAAAACGAAGTTCAGGATCCGCACCAAGGCGTCCAGTTAACGTAACGGTTGTGCTCATTGTTTTCTCTTTTCTTTAGGCGGCAGACATGCGCTGCTGATTTTTGATAATAATGTTGATTCTCTTGCGTACTCCTTGACGTTCCCGGGCAGTAAGTCCACCCCAGAAACCATCTCTTTCATTGTGTATCGCATATTCTCTGCAATCCACAAGTTTTGGGCACCTCGCACATATGAGACGAAGTTGTTTTGTAACGTTTGAATCCGGTTTGTCGTTGTAAAACAAATCCGGGTCTGTTTGGCTGCAAAGTTGTTCCCCATTAAAATTTGGGTAACCCTTCGGGATGATCTGATGAAATGCCACGAATTGTGTTCTCCCGTTCTTTGCGTAGCCGAATGATGCGGTCTTCTCGCGTGCTGTTGTCAGGTCGAACACGATACCCGTTACGCCAAACAAGTTTCCCGGCAACCCCATCGAAGAAACTTTTTTGTGGCCGTACCCAATCTAGGCATTCCACGGTGAGATGGCAGGTGCTGCAGATAGCGACGCCGCTCGCGGCAGATGGGAATGTGTAGTGGTCGAACAGTGCCGGGTCTTGCCCTACGCATGGGGCTGTTTCAAAGTCCACTATTCCCCGTTCGAAAATGATGACCCATTGTTGCGTATAGGGGTTTACTTTTCAACACCCGGGGTGTTATTCGTCGTAATCGTCGTATTCGAATTCTTCAGCGAGCAGTTCGGCGCCCGCGTCGATCATGCCGGTCATGCGCCACGGCGGCATTTGTGAAGCGAAGGCTGCTAGTTGTGGGTGCCCGTCTTCGTTGACGTATTCAAGGAATGCGATCCATGAAGTGACCATGATTGGCCCTTCATCGGGTAGCAGTGAGGCAAGGGCCTGCATGAGTCGGTCTTCAAACGTGACCGGCTCTTCAGGTTCCTGCTTTTTACCCATGTGCCAAGGGTAGAGGATCAGCGGCCGTCGAGAGCCTTACAAATCGGGCAGCCTTTGTTTTCTAGTGTCGGTGACCAGACAGGTTGCCCACATCGTGGGCAGGTGGTGACTTTTGTGGGGTCTGCCATTAGGCCACCTTCCATGTTTTTGCTCGCAGGCTGCAGCCGTAGCGGCCTCCGTGCCAGTGTTTATCGCCCTCTCCGGGGCCTTTCCAGTTGAGAATGGTGTAGAACCCCATGTCCATGTAGAAACGGCTCCACTTGCTTCCCTTGGTGTGTAGGAGGCGGTATTGGATGACGTTGCCTTGCTTGACGCCGAACATGCGGCGCAGTTCTGGGCCCATCATCCAAGCGGCGCCCCTGACTAGCGGTGCTGTCATTTGGTAAGTGGATTGGTATAAGCCGTGTGATCCGGTTCCCCAGTATTGGCCGCGCCCTTCTCGAAAGGCTACGCATTTGCGATACGGCTCGAATCGGCCTTTAAGGTAGAACTTACCCTTGTAGGCGCTGTCTTTGATTCCTGTTTGATTTGGGTCTTGCCTAGTGGCCACCACTGCCGGCGGGGTAGATGGGACTTGCTTCATTTCAGGCGTTGCAATCAATGCAGCAGCCAATACAAGAGTTTCGAGCATGATTATCCGATCACTCGGGGACAGGGACAGAATTAGCGGGCTGTTAGGCGCTGTGCTAATTCGTGATAGCCGGGGGCTCGATCATCGAGCGCATCAAATTCTTCGGCTTTCATAGTTAGCCAGTGTGCCAGTTGCTCGGCAATTTGCAAAGAAAACGTTGAAATTGAACAGTTATCGGGCAACACACCGGCTAATGTGATGGCTATCACAGTACGCGGATCGTGGGCTTTCATTTGATTACCTCCCGCACTCGCTCCCAAGGCTGCGAGTACAAAATGGTTTCCAAAACGCTTGAATTTGGATCTCCGGCCCTGCGATGCAAATCAATTACCTTGATTACATGCGGATGCTGCGTGTTTATGACAAAACCCTTATAGGCCAAGGCTTTTTCGAATCCCTCGGTAGATTCAATAACTGTTTCACCGAGCAGGCTCTTTTTGACACTAAATCCGTGGATGACAAGAGTTTGTGGGGTTACAGCGAATCCCTCGGCGTACTCCAAGCCTTCTGTGTTGGAGCGGTTCCAAGCCCGGGTCCAGCATTCTCCGTCGTTTGGGCCTGTGGGGCTGTGTTGAACTATTTCCCATTCGGTGCCAAATTCATTGACCAGTTGGGCAAATTTGAAGCGCACATTTTGGGCTGCGTCTCTCATGACCGAGCCTTGACGGTGCCGTGGCCGCCACAGTTGTAGCAGTCTTTGATCTCTTTTCCGTCACTGCCCCATACGAGCCAATAACCTTTTCCGTCGCACGTTGCGCATTGGATTTCGTTCATTTTGTGTCTCCTCTCCTAGACAACTTTATTTTAGCACACCCGGGGTTAGGTGTTTACAGGGGGGTCAGGCAGTAACCCAAACAATCGCCGCATTACCCGTATCAGGCACGGGCCGGACTCTCCCAGAATCCTGCACCCACCCATCCTTCACAAGGCTACGCCTACAGGCTGACGCTGACTCATGCTTCCACTCCAGTAAGCGTTCTAACTGCCAGTCGCAAAGCCCGTCTCCTGACTCACGGATCGCGTCAAGTACGAGACGGCGCTTTGAGCCCGAGGACGGCAGGGCCCTCTGGGCTGCCAGTTGCGAGGACTGAGGGTGTTCGGCCCCAACTAGCACGACTTGGCGCTCTACCGGCTTCCTAGCCTTTTCTAGGGCTATTGGAGCGGTGAGGCCCGGATTGGTTTTCCGGCAGAAAGGGCAATAGCGAGGTCCGCGTTCAACACCATGGGGACATTCGAAATCAGACTCACATGATGGGTGAGCGTCGACTCCTACTTCGACCCATACGGGGTCAAGGAATTGAGCACACACCTTGCATGGAACTTTCATCCTACCTCCCTAGTTACCCGGGTTTAGAAAATTGTACCCCAATTGCTTACATGGGGGTTAGCGCTGACTGAAGTCTAGTTCGGCTTCAGCCAACTTGACAAAATAGCGCCCCCCAAAGAGCGCCCCATTCACAGTGTCTAACTTCCATGTGGCAAACGGATGCACCGGGTGATCGCGGCCGGCAAGCACGGTGAGATCTCCGTATCTGCTACGAATGTCTAGGACGGTGGCGTCCCCTGTCTCAAGGGGGATTACTTGACCTACGGCTGGCACCTGAATCATTGCTGTTCTCCTCGTCTGTTTTGCTTAGCCGCATTATCGAGCGCGCTAGCCAATACCGGCCATTCTTTACGCAGTTTTTTGCGAGCCTTTTCCATTGCCTCGGGATATGCGCCTTCGTATTCCCAAGCAGAAATAATTCCTAAAATATCTTGTGGATCATTCATTGTTTTTACTCCTAATTCTTACGTCGCTTGGCGTACTTGACCTGCAAGATCTCTCGCTGCTCAAGAGCAGTGATCCCGTTCTTGCCGGCAAGTGCCTCTTCAATGATCGTTTGAGCCTCGATTGCCTTCTCAGTCTTGTCCGTACGGTCAACTGCACACTTCCATTGAATGTCATCTTCACACTCGTACCAGAAAGAAATCGCTGTCCGTTCCGTCTTGATTTTTTCGTTGCGCCCGTTCCAGCGAGATGGCACTGACAACGTGGATCCGTCGGCTGTTGGTGCGCTAGCGATGCGCTTAGCATCACGGGCGGCTTTAGCGGCAGCGGCTTTCAAGCGGTTTGCTTCGCGCTCGGTGCGGTTCTTGGATTGGATCGTTGCTGGGCGGTTCAAGATCTCGGCGGGAGCCGATGGGTAGCAGATCGTGCAGGCAGTTTCGCCGGCCAGTTCCACGATCTCAATTTCAAGATCGGCACTGTATTGGGTGAGCCATTCGAACTTGGTAGTCGGGAAGCAAGTTGAGCAGCCGGTGGTTGAGTGAATGTGGCCGTTGCCGTTGATGACTAGGAAGGCGCGGGTCCAGCGTTCTTCTTCCCATACTTCGCTGAGTTCTTCGATCTCGAAAGAGATCTGCAGTAGTTGACGGTTTTGGTTTTCCCATTCAGCAATTGGGCGCTGCTTGTATTCGCTTGGATCGTTTTTCAAAACGGTGAGGGCTGTTTGGAAGTCGCCGTCCCATTGTCCGGTGCGGTAGTCGGACTTTTGTCCGGCTGCACGGCGGATGGCGTCTCGGGCGTAGTTGGATTTTATTTGGTGTTCCTCGCGTGCGAACAGCAATTCGGCTAGGCGTTCGTCTACCTGTACTGCGAGGTTTTTGATGCTCATTGGGTCTCCCGTCCCTTGATATAACCAGTTTAGCACACCCCCGGTTTAGTGTTACAACCGGGGGTGCATTACTTATCGGCGTGTCGCGGAATCAACCACGCGCTTCGCTTCCGCTTTGCTAATCACCCCGGTCTCAATCCATTTCTTAATCTTGGCCGTTGCTTCGGCTTTAGCCCGCTGACGAGCAAGACGATCAACTGCGGATCGAGATTCAACCACCGTGCCAGTAATTGGAGGAATGCCTTTTCTGTTGACTTTAACTTTTTGCGCTTTGAACGCCGCACGAAGTTGTTTTGCAAATTCCGGCCCAATAATTACGTTGGCAATAAACAGGTATACGCCGCAGTATTCGGGGCCGTGAGCCGCGTACTTATTTGAGGTCAGCGAGTGCGCAAGTTCGTGACAAATAATGTGCGGGTTTCGTGTCTGCACACCGAGGCTGATTCGATTGTAGTTACCGTGCGCTCCGCCTCTGCCCAGTTCGACGTAGACCTTGCGTGCTCCCCATCGTGCTCGGATTGCTCGTTTGTCTAGTGCTTTGTCAACGAAGGCTTGTAGTTCGTTGTTTGATATTTCTTGTGCCCATGTGGCAATTGCTCTGTCGGCCTCATAGACGCGAGATCGCTGTGTGTCGCGTGGTCTCATGTGTTCTCCCTTCCAGAACATAGTTTACCATACCCCGATTTAGTGTCCGACACACCCCCCCAATACATGAACCTAACCCGGGGCATGATATGCTTTTCATGTAGCGAGAGAGAGGAAAGAAAATGAAAATATCGGGAGAGCAGCCTAATTACGCAGTAGCCGAGGCGATTGGTCGGCTAGCCGATCACTTAGCACGAGGCGAGAAGGTGACGCTGGAACTTGAGACTCAGGGGGAAAATGTCCGAGTCTCCGTTAATAATCATCTTGTCTTCGTTGTGAAGGGGTCACTATGAGCAACTTTTTGGACGTATCCGGGACATACACCAAAGTCGAAGAATTCGGCGAACACGTTGTCACCAACATCATCAAGAACGGCGCTACTTACGCCGGACCGACAATCACCAAGCAACAGTGGGCAGCGATCAAGAAAGCCCAATCGCTTGTTAAGCGGTGGGTCGAAGCCGATAAGAAAGCCACTGAGTATTACAAGCAGACACGCTATTGGTTAGTCAATGGCACGGGGTCCGCTAAGCAGATTGATCAGGGGATTGCTCGGTTGACCGCTTGGGAAATTAAGCGGGGCAACATTCGGGAAGATCTTCATGACCTTGGGTTTCACGAGTTCTAGGAAAGGAACAATTCATGTCCACTTCAACGGTTGTCGTTATTACTACTTTCAAAACTAAGTATGCGGCTGTGCGCCGTGCTGCTCTTCATGCTTCACAGGAGGATGGCTCGTATTGGAACGGGTCTGAGTCTGTTTCTATTCCTAGCCTTAATTATCGCGCTGTTCGTGGGGATAGCCGTAGTGAGTGGTTGGTTGTGCGGGATCTTTTTGAGCGTGATTTTAAGTTTGGTACTGCGACACGCGATGTGGAGGAGTGACCCCAATACAAACACCTAACCCCGGTTATGGTATACTGAGAATACAACGGAGAGAGGAAACCCCATGAACACCACGAAAACTCAAGTCCGCTCAGATTGGCGCTACGTCCGAGAGTGCATCCGTCAAGCAGACACCGCATTGAAAAACGACGACGTTGAAACCTTACGTTTACTCGCGCTTGAGATCACAGGTGGCGCCGCCACTCTGCTCCAGTACTTATACGACAACCACGACATTGATCTTTAGACCTGATTGAACTGCTTACCCCGGGTTGTCGTTGAGACGGCCCGGGTTGCGTTTACGTCAACCCCGTTGGTGTTCGATCCGACTCGCCCACTGATCGTGTTCTGATCGGTGACAGTTTCAATCACCATGTGACGGATACGCCCAGTGAGCATTTTTACATGCACCGTGCTGTACTTTTTGATTGTTTGCATGAGGCCAGTGTATTAGAACGATGGCGAGAAGTTGAGGTTACTGAATTGGTTGTCTTGACCAATAGTGATCGGTGACACGTTAGGAATGTTTTTACCCGGAGGCTCATACAGGGCGAGCAGCACGGCTTCCGCCCGATCAGGGCTTGATACCCCACGGCGTTTCATATCGACTTTAGATTCGATCTGTATACGCCCGCTGCTATCTGACTTGAAAGTAGGGCCGGCAAGTTGTGACATAACCTTGCGGTCATTATCGAGGCGGACATCCTGAGATCCGTCCTGACGTGGCTGCAGCAAGGCACGCCCGTTCCACCACAATTCAGCACGAATATTACGAAACTTTTCGGGATCCTTGGCACGCTCGGCAACGTTAACGGGAATGATCTTGCCCTTGTGGCGGCCTTCATCTGACCATTTCTGCAACATGGACACGACACCCCAACCAACGCCGATAGTGTCAATCTTGACCTTTACCGGCTCAAGGACGCCCCGCTCAACGTGTTTAGCCTCCGCTGCATGTATCTGGTCCATGCACATTTTTGCTACGTCCACGGCATTCTCATTAGCGGATCCTGAAGAGCGGTGAATAACTTTAGTGACGTAACCGTCTGCTTCAGCGATCACGAATTCGTCACCGCCGTCTGCCGCAATGTCGATACCGAGCCTGATTGCCTCGGAGGGAATGGGGTCATTGTTTTCAATGGATTTCTCGCACCATGAGAACGGGATGACTTTGTTCGCTGTTGAGCGCGGGAACCGTGCCCACACGCGGGCTTCAACGAATGGGGAATCTGCACCAAATTCGCTAATGACATCATCGACCCATCTTTGATCCACGAGGTGTTTGGTGATCAAATGCTCTGACACTTGTGGTGGGCATGTTTTACAGATTCCCACGGTTTCGCCTGTGAAGTTTGGTGTGTCGTAGGCACCGATTTGGATCGTGTGGTACAGGGGACTCGTGTAGCACCGTTCGAACCATGAATCTTCTTGATCGGTTGGTGGGTTACCGAGCAGTAGGAGGCGCGTGTTACCGCCGGTCATGAGGGCTTCGAGGGCGCGGCCTACCACTTCACCGATACCGCCGGCTTCGTCAACGACGATGAGGAGGTTTGGTGCGTGGATGCCCTGTGTGGCTGCTTCATCGTATGGGGACGGGGAGAATCCGTAGGCCACGAGGTCGCCGTTGATTTTCCATGTCTGTGTGAGGACTTCGCCGGGGAGTTTGGCGATGTAAGCACAGCGGCGAATGTGGGGCCAGATAATGTTGCGGACCTGACGGTGTGTTGGTGCGATGGTGATTGCGAGGGCTGTACCGGGTGCGTGGGAGGCGATCCACCACGACACGATACGAGCAGACAGGTGACTCTTTCCGGGGGCGTGACAGGCGCTCACGGCGGTTCTCTGGTTCTTTACGACACTGTGAGCGATCTCGATCTGCTTAGACCATAGCGTTTCCCCTAGGCCCTGCTCAATGAACTCGACGGGTAGACCCTCATACATGGCCCACGGGTTATCAATCTCGGACTCTAAGAGCATGTTGAGGGCGGCCTTCTCTTGAGGTGAGAGGGCCGCATAGATTTCATAGCGCTCTTGCGTGGTAGCGGAGAGCACTTTGTCGACGAGGCGCATTGGCTAGTTGGCTACCTCATAGGTCGCCTCGAACGTCACGGCGTCACATGGGTAGTAGTCGCCTTCTACGCCTTCAATGATCCAATCGTTTTGATACACGGCGATCCAGTCATGGAATTTGTTCCAAATGGATGCGGGCGGCGTTTTAATGCCGGGCATTGGCTGCACGATCATAAACTTACTTTTCCCGTCGATACCGACGCCTACCCATTCCTGCATTGCTTCAGTGTTGTCTTCGGTCCACTGCATGGCCTGTACAACGATGGGCTTTTTACGGGCTGCTACTACGCTCATTGGGTTTCTTCTCTCTTCTCCAGAACCTTGGACACTTTACGCTCAAGATCTTCAGTTGACACGTCGATGCGTACGGCGCCGCCGTCTGCTCCGGTCAGTTCGGTCTTTTCCATACGAGCAAACTTCTTAGCCCGCGTGCGCTCTAACCACCATGACGATGCCTGCCATGTGCCGGTTATTGCGGCCTTTTGGATGACTGCAACGTGGAGGGCTTCTGCTTTTGCTTGCGCTTCCTCTATAGCGTTCACAAATTCCACAAACGGGAGTTCATAAACTGAGGGTGTGTATTCGGGGTCGGCTTTCATTTGGTCTTGGATTGTTTTTCCTCGGTCCATCCAATTATAGAAAGATGTCTTGCCTATCCCGGCTGCTGCTACGGCTGTTTCAACGTAGTTTCCGCCTTGAATGTAGCCGACGATTTTTTCTTGCAGTTCGGGGGTGAGGTCGGTTTTGCGGCCGACCTTTTTTCCGTTGGGGGTTTCGATTGCCATTTTAGGATTGTATCCCTACTGGGGTTGTGTGTGTAGTTGGAGTAGTTCTATCACATCTTGGAGGGTTAGTGCGTTGGCCCATTGTTCGTAGAGATCGGTGGGCATTCGCCATCCGTATTCTGCGAGTTTCATTTGTGTTTGGCCTGTGGGTTTTGGTCCGGGGCGTGTGGTGCCTCCGTTGAGGATGTCGTGGGCGTCGCTTGGCGTGTATCCGGTTCCTGTGAGGTCGCGGATTTCTGTGAGGAGGGTTTTGAGGTTTTCTGTGTTGTATGTGGCGAGGTCGCTTGTGCGGTTGTCGATGAGGAGGATTTTGGTTTCTTCTTCGAGTGTGACGTCGATCCAGTGGACGCTGATTCGGTCCCAGCCTAGTGAGCGTGCGGCCATGTAGGTGTGGTTGCCTTTGATGATGTGGCCGGTTGTGCGGTTGACGGTGATGGGTTTGTATTGGCCGTTTGTTTCGAGGGATTGGGCTACTGTCCCGATGTCGCCTTCTCGTGGGTTGGTGGGGTGTGGGGTGATGTCGTGTATGGGGACGGTTTCGGTGAGGCCGGGGATTTTGGGTGGTGTGTGGTCGGGTTTTGATGGGGTGGGGAGTTGGAGCATGGTTTTGATGGTGGTGAGGGCTTTGCCGCGTTTCATGTCTGTGAGGTGGGTGTCTTTCCATGCTTCCCAGTGGTCGCGGGGGATGTCTGTTTGGAAGGCGTGGCCGAGTTTGAGTTGCACGATGTCGGTGGGTGGTGTTTCTTCGCCTTTTGTGGGGGGTTCGGGGATGTCTCCGTGGATGATGGCGTCGAGGGCGTCGATGTCTGCCGGGCCGAATCCTGTGCCTTCTAGGTCGGGGAGCGCTTCGATGAGTTCGAGGAGGATTGTTTCGTTGTAGGTGGCGAGGTCTGAGGTGCGGTTGTCTGCGAGGAGGATTTTGCGGGCTTGTTGTGCGTTGACGGTTACTTGGACTGTTTCGATGTCTTTCCAGCCAAGTTTTTTTGCTGCTTGAGCAACGTGGTGCCCGGCGAGTATCACGTTGTCTTGGTTAATAACGATGGGCGAGTATTGCCCGTGGTGTTCTAATGATTGGGCGATGAGGTCAACGTTTCCTAGGCGTGCGTTTTCGGGGTGTGCTTTGAGTTCGCGTAGGGGGGTGAGGCTCATGGGTTGACCTTACGCTTTTTCCATTTCCAGATCCATGCCCCGCGCTTTTTGGAGTATTTCCAGCGTCCGTAGAATTCTTTCATGTGTTTTCCCTGATTGTGATGAGTGTGATCATGAGTCCTACCCATGTGGTGATCACTGTACCGATGATGATCCAACTGATGATTGATGCACGGTGGAGGCGTTCTTCAAGGAGGGTGCGTTTATTCTTCATCTGAGTCTTCTTTGCATTGTGGGCATAGGAGTGCCCATCCTTTGTAGACGGTTGCTTCGGGTGCTTTGCACCGTTGGCAGTAGACGACTATTTCTTGATCCATACCGTGACCGTGATTCCGGGTGTTCCGTATTCTTTTCTTGCTGTGAGGTGGGTCACTTGTGAGTCGTCTGTCCAGATGTGTGCGGTGGTGCAGGCGTCGAATACTGAGCGGACGAGTTTGTCGAGGTCTGGGCGTACCGCTGGGACGAGGAACTTGGGTTTGAGGGGCCGTTTCATGCGGAAAACTATTTCTACTTCTACGGCCCCGTCGGCGTATGGTTCCCAATGTGAGGCGATGCGGGCTGCCCGTGCGGTGTACGCAATTTTTTCGCGCCAGTCTTTGAGGGGTTTTCCTGCTTGTTCGACCATGGCTACTCTTCCAGTTTTGGTGACGAAACCACGTTTGGATCCTTGTGGTTTTGGGTCGCCGTCTACTGTGAAGGTGAGCATTTATTCGCCTGTGTTTGCTTCTGCTTGGGCTTTTGCTGCTGCTTTAGCGGTTGCGATGGATGGGCGAAGAATTTTGTATACGGATTGCTCGGTTACTTCCATTGCTGCAGCAATTTCCCGGTAGGTGATTCGTTTATTGCGTACACCGAGGATGAGGTTGCGGCGGATGGTAGAGATTTCTTCAATGGCGCGTTGGTGGCCGCGAATGAGTTCGGTGAGGGATTTGATTTCCTCTAGGTCTATCATTTCTGCGGGTTGGATCGTGCTCATTGTGTTCCTCTCGAAGGGGTTTGGGCTATCTTACTCATACCGGGGGTCAACTCGTTAGTCCGGGGGTTGTGTGGATGAATGGGAATTCTATAGGCGTTTTTGTGTCTTCGGTGAGTAGCCACCAGTGACCGAGATTGTCGGCGTAGGGGACGTGGGCTGGGATGTAGCCGCGATGTACGAGTAGACCGAGGTCGTATGCGCGTGCCCTGTTGGATTCCACTTCTCCGTGGCAGCCGGTTACTCCTGATCCGCATAGGGCAAGGAGGTTTGCTGCTTCGTTAATGAATGATCCTTTGGATCCGCCCATTTGGCGTGGTTGCCTGTGGTGGATACTCATGGCGTGCAGCGAGCCGTGACAGTATTCGCATTGGTAGTTTGCTCTGGCAAGTACAGCATCCCGTACGGATTGGGTTACCTTCATCGTCCGATCTTTTCCATGGCCTCGTTGATGAGGGTCTTGAAGTTTTCTGGCATGGGTACGGCAATTTCTGCTTGTTCGCGTAGTGATTCGGCTTCGATGATCATGCGCTGCGCTTCGTTAACGGTTTTACGATGCTGGCGCCATAGCCGGTTGAGGGATGCTGGCATGAGGGAATCGGTTGATTCCCGGTAGTGAGTGAGTGCTAGGCCGCGTGCGAGTTCTACGGGCATGTCTGTGTCGAGAGTGAGTGCCCATGCCTTTGCGCGGTTTTCTGCATCCTCTTTGGATCGTGCGGTGAGTCTCGCGTCGATGCTGACGATGACTGCAAGGACTGTTGCTGCTTCAGAAGGGGTCATCTGATGGTCCAATCTCGATCATGGCGTTGAAGTCGTATAGGTCGTTTGCTGCTTGCGCGTACGTCGTGTAGGCGGGCTGTTTGTTGCCTCGTGCTGGCAGTGGTTCGTCGCTCCATCGTCCGGCGTTGATCCACGTTGTGGGGTGTGCCGTGAATTCTGCTTCGCGGTTTGGATCTGCAGCATAGCGGCGTGCGCCATCAATAATGATTTTCCAGTCAGTTCCTGTCGCTGCTTTACGGAATGCTTTTCTTGCTGCGTCTTTTCCTACCTTGCGGGGATAAATATTCCAGAAACATTCGAACGCCGTCGTCGACTCGTCGATGATGGAGAGTTCTTTATTGTGTTCTGATAAATAGTGTTCTGAAGGATGGTGTTCTAATGCCCCACGGGTTTCCCGGCGGCCGGGATTTCCGGTGGCCGGGTTTCCCGTTGGCCGGGGAATCCGCACTTCTGCAGTGTGTCTCCACACAACAATGGTCCGAATTTCCCCATCGGTGTCGCGTTCATTGAACACTTCACGGTACCCATATTCAGTAAGTTCGTTGAGTGCCGTCTGTATCGCTTCGCGCCCGTCTTTCTCTGATTGTGACTGCAACCATTTAAGTGTCGCTGTCCATTCACCTGAGTGTGAGAGCACCATTGCCAGAAGGCCACGGGCCTTGAACGACAGGCGGCTGTCGCGTAGGGCTTCGTTGGCGATCTGTGCAAATGGTGTTTCGGGGACGCGCTGAATGCTCACTGTCCTGCCTCGATGCGGGCCTTTGCTGCACGGAATCCCGCGATGAGGGTTTCTCGGTCGCTTTTGCCTAGGTCAGCGGACTTGATCTCAGAAGTGATCAGATCGAGCCCTGAGAGGCTTTCAGCCTGTTCGAAGGAACTCATCCAGATAGGCACGTTTATGGCGTCAGTGTGCTCCTGTCCCACGATTTCGCCTACTGTGGCCTCCGCTGACCCATCCTTGTACAGGCTGAGACCGAATTGGTCACCGAGATTCACGCAAGCACGTTTGAAAGCCTGCGACTCAGCGGTCTTGATAGCCTGATCGTGGGCGTCAGCGCGGCTTGGGTAGTTTGTGGCATCCCCGGCGGCCCATTCGGCGTAGACATGGCGGTCAACTCGAATCTCACAGCGAGCCCGGTAGGCCACTGAGTAACGTGGCTTAGAACCTGACTCGTCGACTGACTCATAAATGAGTTCCATGTCCGAAACCTCAGAACTCCAGTTAGCGGGCCCAAAGATTTGAATCATGCGCTTACGCACGTCCCACGCTTCGACGTGGCTAAAGCCCTTGCCGTCACGGCCAATGCGAGATGGGTCGATGGGCTTAATTAGTTCGTTAATTTGCTCGCTAGTCAGATTACTTTTCACTTGTCTACCTCCACGGTGAAGTTAATGGCAGCGGGATCGACTCGCACACCGGGAACGATTTCTCCATCCGGGGTCATGGCGATTGGGCCAAGCGTTGTTGTGTGTTCAATCTCTGTCTGCTTTTTGATTTCAGCGAGAACCGGCTTTTCGAAAGTCTGTACCCACTCAGGGCGATGAACCTTAGCCCATGGAAGAAACTCTGTCTCGTCAATCGTGTACTTGGGTTGTGTCTGACGGGACTTGACCTTGCCATATGGCGTTTCAATGGTCTTTCGGTCAGATACCACACGCTCGTTGCGTGCGTACTGCACGAGGATGGCTTCAAAGTAACCGATGTCGCTGTCAAATTTTGAGTTGACGTGGTCTAGCCATGCGTCGATGCGTTGTAATTCTGCTTCGGCGATGGTTTTGTTTTCTTCAATTTTCTTTTGGTAGCCGAGCAGTTTACGCATTGCCCATGCGGCCTGTGCGTCGTCAACAATCTTGAAGTGTTCGCGCTCTTCTTGAATTGTTTCTGTTTCGAATTCGTCAATGCTAATTTCTGCAGTCATTTTTTCCTCTCCTTGCTTTGGGGTTAACAAGAGCATACACCCCCCGTTATGTTCATGTCTAGCGGGGTGGGTGGAGAAGTGTGACACAATTTCCTCACTTCGTTGTAGGCCCACCTCTCCCCTCTCCCACGGGCCTCCGGAGTAGGCGGTGTCCCATTTGGGGTCTTATGGGGCACCGCCACCTAAATACATTGAGGCCCACCAATCCGAAGATCAGTGGGCCCCAAGGCTTCCCGGAGAAAATATAGCAGTTAGGCTGCTTTGATAATGCCACTTGGAGTAATTCCAAGACGCTTCATATCGGCCTTTACCTTTGTAGCGTTAACGCCCTCTTTGAACGTCAGGTGCATAGGGTCATAGACGCGCTTGTAATCGCCACCCCATTCAATGAGGTTGTATTTTTTGAGTAAAGCACGCATGGCCAAAGCCTTTTTAGGGTGAGTGGCCCAGAACACATTGCTCTTGGATTGCGAGCCCGTAGTCGTAGCATTCAAATCAATCGCCACACCGGCACAATGATCGGAAGGGGAACTTGAAGCACGGCCGTCACGCAAAGGTGACCAGCCCCAATCGTCATAAGTACCAACGTCAATAGGGGAAATCAACGTGTGGAATTCTGAAGCGAATGCTATTAGGTAACCGCCAATATCAGCGCGGACCTTCAACCGGCGGACGGTTCCCGGGACTAAAAGATTCTTCAACTTTGGATCGTTACCCTTTTCAATAACTTCCCAGCCATGGATGGTTTTCATTCGCTATCTCCGCTTACAAGACTCGGTGTTCCCGGGGTGCCGAACTTGATCGACACGATTGAAGTCAAGTACGACAGCAAAGCGCCACCCACCATAAAGCCAAAAATGTTGACCAAATCGAGTCCAAGAACGTTAATCTGATCGGCTCCGAGGGCAAGAATGCCTGCTTGCGCTGCGGTCTTGAGGGCACGCTCTGTGGCGTCCCTCCAGAATTGTTTACTAAACATGGGTCTCACTTTCGATAGAAGCAAACAATCGTTCCCACGTTGCGACATTAACATCGCCGGTAATGCGGAGATTGTTTGCTGATTGGAATTGTCGTACTGCCTTGGTTAATACGATGCCATATCGGCCATCTGCGGGACCGTCATAAAACCCTAACGTGAGTAGGGCTTTCTGAACAATTTCGACCTGATGGCCTCGATCTCCCGACGATATTCCACCGCCCTTAAGTTTCAATGCCAATTCTGAGCGCCGGTTCACGGGCTGATCCTCGGGCTTTGCCTTAACAGTGCGGGGCTTTGTTTCTGGGGTTTCATCAATCACACCCGGATTCTACCCATACCGGGGGGTGTTTACGACTTCTTATTTACTACTTCCTGTATTTCTATTTGACGGGCCTCAATGACACCGACACGTTCTTCAAGAACGCCGATCTGTTCCGACGCCTCAATTACTTTGTCTTTCACCGAATTTCCGCCATTGCGCTGCAGTTCACCGTCCACGCGATTAAGGCGTTCCATGACCCCGGGGACTCGATCTCTACCCGGTGAAGCCTCTTCGCCATCCCAATCTCTTTGAAATTTGCGAAGCCAATCTTTGAACTCACGAAACTCACGCATTGCCGGCTTGACGACAGCCCGGTGAATCATTCCCAGAGCAGTAATGACGGCTATAAACCCGATAGAAAAAGCAACAATGTCTTCCCACGAAAACCCGTCTTGCAAACCAACTTCAGCCAACACAACGGATGAGAAAATCATTCCCCTAGTTTGCCAGAAGAACCCACCTACTCGGGAGTAACAGCCTCCGGTTTTATTGGAGCAATACGTTTTGCTCCACGCGCAATGTAATTGCTCACGGGAACAATGGGATCATGGGCTCCAACAATAATATCAAGATAGGGGACAACCCGAGGATTTCGTTTCTCAATAGCCGCAATTTTTGGGAACCACATGATCTGCATTATTTCTTCAACAGGCAACCACGATTTACTTTCATTCTCAATAGCGTGAGCAAGTTCGATCATATCCTTAAAGATATAATTCTCGTACACCATGAGTCCGTTAACCGTTAAATATGGCCAAAGGTGATTCACCATTTCCCCGGTCGAATCAATAATTAAATCAAACCATTTTCCTTTGAACGTCTGACTTACCCATGTCCGATCTTTTGCATCTCCAACTACAACATTCAAACCCAAATCGATGCAAGCGGGATTCATATCAACGCCATGCAATGTCGAACCCTCAGGTAAAACTTTCTCCCACACCTGCATTGATCCGCCATTGCCAACACCAAGAATGAGCACCCGCAACGGTTTCCGTTGCAAAAAACGATCAACAGCGTGCAGCATCACCTCCGAATGAACCGACACGTTTCCTTGATGCGTTATCCATTCAGCGCGGTAACCCATTGCTCACCTCTCACCGTGATGTTGTATTTTTCTTCTACGACTTTGCGTGCATATTCAGCCTCTACACGGCGCACCTCAGGATCAAGCAATTGAGTAGCATGGAATGCCCACTCTTCAGGACTAGACGCTAACCGCCCCACCCCATCCTTAGCGAGCAATTCGTATTCTTTTGTAGGCGTAGCAATAAAGGGGATGCCTGAAGCGGCATACTCAAGTCCCTTTAAGTTTGATTTTGCTTCATTAAAATCAGTACGCACCAAGGGCACAAGGCCAACATTGATGTGCTGCAACAGTGACGGGTACTTCGTAATAGGTTGCATCATCACGGTATTAACTCGCTTCATGCCGGCCCTTACAGCGAAGTGTCGTGAGTCTCCCGGGATGTGGCCCGAATGGTGGACGGGGACATTGTTTACGCGAGCGAATTCAGGCAACCAATCCGCAAGCATTTCAATGTCACCCGAACGCCACATGGTGGCGCCAACCCACCCAAACGTTGGCACATCGGGCTGTGTGACCATAGTGAATCGGTCCACGTCGATAGCGTTACGAATCAACCGCACATCTCGACAGCGTTGCTCATAAAAGTTAGCAAGAAATTCTGTAGAAACCGTGACCGTATCCGCCGCCCGGATCCCCATCTCAAAAAACATGCGATTAGTTTCAGGGTTAATGTTCGGGTCAGTATTGCGGGCAGCAATGTTTTCCGGGTGGATCCCAAAATGAAAATCGTCTACGTCCACAATGACGCGCTGACCCTTGGATTGCATGACACGAATCATGTCCGGGGTGCTTGAGTGCATCAACAATTTCAAAACCGTGACATCCCACCCAAAATAGGCGCCATCACCGTGAGCAATACCAAAACCCATGTCCGCCGTTGCCCTAGGCATACCGACGCCGGTTTCCCACCCAAACTTTTGAACCTCCCGCGAAGGAAGCACAAGCCGATACCACGCGCACCCATTAGGCTCAGGCGGGTTGACGGCAGGATTGAAGTCAGTACTGATAAACGCCACACTCGACATACGCGGGGTCCAATCTTGCTTTACGGGGCTTAACTGCGATACTACAGTCCATGACCCCCGTTAGTACACCCACCGTCACGCTTTTTACAATTGCAGAGTCAGCCGCCTACGCGCATTTTATCCCACGATGGTGGAATGCCGTCCTCCTCATAAATCCTCGCCCAAGTCAAATCGTGATAACCCACCATTATGAGGATCACGCGCAAGTCATAACAACTGTACCCACCGGGTATGACATACCCGTAAAGTTCGTGCCATTGAGTAGCGGGTTCGGGGTCGAATACTTCAACGCCGCCGTCAAGGCAGCGGACTCTGAATGGGTCGCCTACTGCGGTATTGATGATCAAATGATGCCCGATGCCTTTGCTGACCTCAACCGTGCTGAAGAACTCGGCGCCAACCTCATGGTCGGTAACCTACTCATGTCAAACGGGCACCGGTGGATGGGCGCATGGAACACCATCGCGCTTCAACAATTCAATACCCTGCCCGCTCACTCCCCATATAAGCGATCATTATGGGAAAAGGCCGGCGGCTATCCCGATGTGAGATGGTCCGATTGGGGATTTTGGTTACACGCCACGCCCCACGCCGTCCCGTATCACAGCCAATTTATTACCGCAATTTTTGACATCGGTGAGACACACGAAACCATGTCCGGCATTAATCTCGACACCACCATTCGGCAACAGGCAGACAACGAAATAGCCGAACTCATTAAGAGCCTGCCGTGATCGGCGTCACAGGAGCCACCGGGCACCTCGGAACAGTGCTCATGGAAATGCTCGACAACCCCTACCCCATTGGCCGCGAACTCCCCGAACATGCAGTCAATGCAGTCATTCACTGCGCCGCACCAAATTACCGCGACCCCGTAGCCGTCGGAGCCTTCACTGACTTCAACCTCGACCTCGCCAATTACCTTCGGGCCCACCGGATCTCAAAAATCATAGTCGTCGGATCATGGTGGCAAGACGCTGAAGGTAACTGTAAAGACCTGCTTTACACCCACTTAAAGAACCAACAACAGCAAATATTTCGCACGGCAACCCACGTCATCCCCTATTCAATCTACGGAGACGAGGCAAGACCGGGACGCGGATTCGTGCCTCAACTCGTACAGGCACTCAACGGGGTCAGGGAACTCACCGGGCTATCGGAGCAGCCACGAGACTTCATTCACGTCAATGACGTAGCAAGGGCCCTAATAGCGGCTCTAGCGGCCCCCAGAGGCGTTTACGCGGCGGCAACATGGCAACCAATCAGCCCCAAAGAACTTGCCGCCCAATACGAACTCACTGCAAACGATTACCCGGAATACCCGACCGCTATTCCATGTTATCCACACGAACCCGTGCCGAGTTGGCGACCGCTCATCGACCTACACGAACACATCGACTCGCTCATCACTGCGAAGGATTAGGACGATCCGCCCAATGCAACTCCACAAAATCATTCTTATACTCATGAGCAGGCCATAAACCAAACCGCTTGCCGTTCTTCCACAACAAATACGGCAAAGATACCTGATCCTGAATACTCCACCGGGCCTGCTCCGCATACCACTGCTCACCAAAATCTTTAACCTCATCAGTAAACCGGTAGCCCACCGTTCCACACGCAAACAAACCCCAATCACGAGGCATCCCATCATCAAGATAATGCTGCAACTGACCCCGCATATCCCAATCCTTATATTTCTCCCAATCCCAACACACAGGCGCCTCTTGCGTAATGCAATACCTGTTCTCAGGATGGGGCCACACAATAAAATCACTCATCGCAAGCAGTTGCCGCGCCCACCGAGAAAAATCAGCAGATTTCACACTAAACGAGGCATCAAGCCACACCGCTGCATCACAATCCGTATACAACCAAGGCATCATTTTAGGCCGCTTAGCAGCAAGCCGGGGATGTAAATTGGACGGCTCAAACACAATGTCCCAGCCCTCACCAACAGGACTCTCCCCATCTGTGACACAGATCACTTCATCAAATCCGTGATCGGCAGGCAAATCTTTTACAGGGTCATAGCCGTTATAGACGGCAGTAATCAGGGCTACGCGCATAACCACAACCTATCAAACACCCGTTTAACATGGAATAGGTGGCGGGGAATCTTTGCCTGAAAGTGTTATTTTTAATTTTCCAGCATCAAATTCGAAGCCAACAACAAATCGTTATACACAACATATTCCTCAGATTGACGTGACTTAAAAGCCGCAACAACCTCATCACTCACAACATAAGGAGAATCCTGTTGTCCTTTATTGTAATGAACTACATCTAACGACAAATTAAACATTGCATTAAAAGCAACGATTGATTCTTCAAAGCGGTCAATGTTGCCAATGAAATCAAAATCTTGCGCTGTTAAAGGATTAACAAAATATGGATAGAACTGACCAACAGGGCATTGGAGAAGAAATTCTTCAAGTGTTGCGCCTGATTGGATAAGTGCTACGTTTTCTGTATTAGCGTGGAACATTTGCATAGGGCTGCCAATGAAACCGTTATCTATGCGCCATTTCATAAAAATGTAGAATGAGCAATACAGTTGAAACGGTTCACGAATAAAAGTAATCAATGAATGATCATGATTGTGATCTAAAGTAGCAACCGCTGGAACATGCCTTGTCTGATGCCGAGAAGTGCATACTTTTGGCATGGCTAACTGTTCAAAGATAGAACTTGTGCCAGTTTTAGGAATGGCAATGTATGCCATGAATGGGGGTTCATCGCTACTTGTTTCCCAATCGTATGCGCGAATTACGGGAACGGTACTTGGGGTTCCTTCTTGCCAGTTAAGTAAGTCTTGATTCCATTCATAATTAATCACGGCGCTACCTCATAACGGACGACTACAATACCTTGTGTTGCTCCACCTGAACCATATGTACCTGTACCACCACCGGGGCCATCTGTGCCCATTCCATTACCGCCAGAGCAGTATGTGTAAGCAGTTCCGCGTATTGCGCTACTTGTTCCGGCACCACCGCCACCACCGCTACGGTATCCGCCATTGCCACCGCCAGAAGTAGAACCACCTCCACCGCCACCAGCACCGTTTGAGTCGTAGTCCCAACCCATAGAACCTTGTCCACCATTAGTTCCGGGACTGCTGCCGGACCCACCGGGAATCCAGTCTCCTCGTGCTGATGGTTGCATACCGCCGCCGCCGCCAGAAGAGCCGTTAGACCCTCCGCCTCCGCCACTGCCTTCGCCGCCACCGCCGCCTCCAGCACCGGAAGTAATTCCGTTAAATACTGATGATCCCGCGACAGCGCCGACCGTTAGCGAATACGTCTGGACTGTGAGCGTTCCTGCATAAGTTTGTTTGAAAGCGCCAGCGCCACCGCCACCACCATTTCCCCCACCATTACTACCGCCGCCGCCAACAACAAGCCAATCAAAAGGGTTAATAGCGGCAGTAACCACTAAAGAGTTTGCACCGGTAGTTGTAAATGAATGGACACGATACGTTCTACCTGTGGTAGTACCGGCCTGACCTGTAGAAACAAATGTGGTGATAGTTCCACCAGTAGCGTTGTTGTATGACGCTCTGCTGATTCCACCATCCGGCCCAAAAATCTTTCCCGTGCTTCCCCACCTAGGCATCAGAAATTCAACAGGCTAGTACCGAGCACAGTCCACGCGCTTGAACGACGTATAAGGCTAAAGGAGAATACGTCAATCTTTCCCGAAGTAGAAGTCGGAGTAGGAGCAGTACCACCGGCCCACTTAATCGTCTGAGCCGAACCAGAAACCTGAACTGCGCTAGGGATATACCCCGTCGCCCCCTGCAAAGCAAACAACGTAACCGTCGTAGAACGGCCATCAGTAGTAGAAGGATTCGTCACATTCAACGTATAGTTTGAAGACGCTGAAGCAGACAAATACCCAACGTTGCCATTAGTCAGATTAAACGTGACCACACTCGCACTCACCGTGTAATCAGTAACAGGCTCGCTCATAATGTCAGCCTTTAACGCATTAGACGCAACAATATTTGCGGTACTTAACGCTCGCGTTGTAGCCATTTTTTAATCCTAACTATTTAGGTACGACAGGCGTAACTACGGGTGACACAAACTCATCCAGTGCTTCATCGAACGTGTCGCCAATCCCTGCATACTTACCACGAAAATTATTATTATACGACGTTAGCCGCCACTCCCCCTCCAAGCCGGCGAGAGAGTTAATGAAAGCCTGAGCATTAGCCTCAATTTCAGGACTAAACCCATCGCCACCAATGTCATCATTTCCGATAACAATAACTTGCGTCACTAGACCATTCTCAATTTTTGCTGCATGTGCCATTTGGGTTTCCTTTCTCCCATGAATATTTCAAATATCGAGCGTGTAATCAGGCATGTAGGTATTGCGTGAAGAAGTTAAAGTTACACCAGTTTTGGTTGCAATAACATTCCACTTAAATATGGGTTAAGAAGAAAACTCATGATTATCCGATCTTGTAAGCAATGACAATAATTCCACTGCCACCCGCGCCGCCAACACCTGTATCTCGTGCGCCTCCGCCTCCGCCACCTAATCCGTTAGTTCCTGCTATTCCCGGGGCAGGCGCATACGCACCCGTTCCTCGTCCGCCTCCACCAGATCCTCCTGCACCACCATTTCCGTCTACGTTGCCGTCTCCTGCGCCGCCGCCTCCACCCGCATAAACCAGCGCACTTCCTGAGATGCTAGAAGATAAACCATCACCGCCCTTACCTCCGACGTTCCCAGAGTTACGCGCACCTGCTTGACCTGCGCCACCTCCACCGCCACCGCACCATTGGGCATTTACGTCCGATCCACGCGCACCGCCAAGCCCCTGTCCCGATGTGCCAGCACCCCCGTCACCCGTACCACCAGCAATCCCACTAGCGCCCGCGCCGCCGCCGCCTGATCCGCCTGAGCCACCGGGTGCTTGACCTCCTGCATCAACATAGCCACCGCCATATCCACCACCCAGAGCGGTCAAGCCAAACGCTGTCGAGTTATCCCCATTCGTGCCATGCCCTGATCCACCACCCGCACCTGCGCCTCCGTTACCAACCGTTGTTGCATAAGACTGAGACGTTACATTAAGCGTTCCCGTTAGCAACCCACCGCCTCCGCCACCACCAGCATGTCGTGATCCAGCACCACCGCCACCCGCTACCAGAAGATATGAAACATTTCCCGGTGACGATACGACAAATGCACTCGCACCAACGGTTGTAAATGTATGCACTTTCCATGTCTCACCAGTGCCGTTGTAATTAGAAACTGTTGTGATAGTGCCGCCTGTCGCAACTACAGGACCACCAATAATGTATGGGTTAAGAAGAAAACTCATAGCAAATACCTTACAAGCACTACTCCAGTGCCACCATTGCCACCACGGGCTGATGTATCTGATGATCTTGCTCCACCGCCACCGCCGCCAAGACCATTTGTTCCAGCAGTTGCGCTGTTATTGCTACCTGTTCCGCCGCCACCAGTTCCTCCTGAACCTCCACCACCTGAACCACCGCCGCCGCCACCACCAGCGTAAGTATCATTTGTACCTAAGAAATTAAAAATGTAACCGTTGCCGCCATTGCCACCAGTATCATCACCAGCAGCATTGTTACCTACTGCGCCTGCACCACCGCCGCCACCACCACCATTGCCACCGCCCCCGTTACCACCATTGTTTTTATATGCAGTTAATGGACTACTGCTAGTTTGGTTTGCAGATCCTGCCCCAGTATTATTTCCACCACCGCCACCACCGCCAGAGCCTCCACCTGTAGGGACTCCTGCTGTGTACGAGCCACCGCCTCCACCGCCAAGAGCAGTAAACGTGTCAAAAATTGTGTTGCCCCCATTAGTGCCAACAGACCCAGTGCCTGGATCTGTTTGTGATGATGTCCCTCCGCTACCAATAGTTGCAGAGTATGACTGCACTGCGAGGTTAACTGTCCCGTAAAGGACCCCACCTCCAGCGCCACCGCCACCGTGGCGAGAGCCGCCTCCACCTCCACCACCTACAATAAGAAATTCTGCTGTTGCTCCAGCAGGCATGGAAGTAACAGTAAATGTTCCATTAGTTGTAAAAACATGGACTTTATAATTTCCTACAATAGAAATTGTCCCACCAGTTGCAACTATTGGGCCGCCGATAATATATGGATTAAGTAGGAAACTCACTACTGCCTCTTAAAGAACAGAATTACTTTCAACCCTTTAGCACCAGTACCAGCAACATCAATATCAAAAGTAATTTCAGCATCATCAGCAATATTTGCTGTAGCAATAGTCGTAGGAGTTGCGGCTGTAGTAGAAGTTTTTTCAGAAGCATCAATG